GCCAGCCAGTTGATCGTGCGCAGCGTGTCCACGACGTACTTTTCCTCGACGTGTTCCATCACGTCGGTGCAGACGACGTAGTCCACCGGCACCATCGGCAGAACGTCCTTGCCCGCGACGCCGGGATCGTACTCGGTGACGGTCACGTCGGGGTGCAGTTCCTCCAGTGCGGGCCTCAGCGTGCCACGCCCGCAACCGAAATCGAGGACCGAAATCGGCCCCGGCGGGAAGCCGTTCAGCAACGGCAGGATGTGCGGGACCCACGACTTGCCCGCCCCACCCCACGGCTTGTCCGCGTGCTTTGAGGTGAGCAGGCGCTTGTAGTCGTCGCTGATCAGGTTTGCCATGCGAGCCTCAAATGTTTCTTGCCGAGTTCGAGTTGAATGGGGTCGCCGAGCGTAGCGCACAGATCGTCAATCCAATCCTCACGCGACTTCCGAACGTCGAGGATGATCGTCGCCTTCGGCGCAAGCGCCGCCATGACGCGGTTCAGGTAGGTGTACGGCTCGATGTGGAAACACCACGCCGCCGTGGAAACGACGAGGTCGAACTTGCGGTCGAACCCATCGCACGGCTCATAGAAGCCGAACTCCGTCAGTCCGTTGCTTCGGAGAAAGTCTGCCGCAACGACGGCGTTGCTGAAGGTCTCGGCGTGCTTTCGCACTTCGGGATCGTCGCTTGCCCCATCAAGAACCCAATAGCCAGCGGACGGATACCGTCGCCCAAGTACAACCCCAAGACCACCCATACCACCGCCCACGTCGAGTATCGACCGAGCGTCCGCAGGGAGCGCCGGATCCATCGAACGAACGACGGCTTCGAGCGACGCCTCGTAGGCCCTCTTCCACTCATCGAATCCGTGATTATAGGCATCCGACACCTCCCCCCGCTGGATGTACAGATACCGGAAATGCTCGGGCTTGACAATCACTCGACGATCCTCAACTGCGAGACCAGCTTCGGGTTGGCATACGCCCGCCACCACATGCCGATGTGCCCGAGGTCCACCGCGTGGTAGCCCTTTCTCGACAGGCGGGCGGCGAGGCAGGTGGCCGTGGGGCCGCACATGAGCAGCACTTCCTTGCGCTCGCGCGACTCGATGTCCCGCTCGATCTGGTTGATCCTGTGGTAGGTGTGGGCGTAGTCGGTCTCGACGACCTCGATGGACTTCGCGGAGATCATCGGACCGAAGTCCGCGCTCAGGCTACGCTTGGAACCGTACACCATCGTGATGTCCTTGCCTTCCCACAACGACTCGATGCCGTCGAAGAACGTCGGCGTCGCGATCCACGGCGCGCTGTCGGGCCGGGTGATGAACGCCGAGTAGTACGTCTTGCCATGACGAAGGTACTGCCCGTAGTGCTGGCAGCACCTCTCCCAGTTGACGTTCTTCGGCGAACGCTTGTCGAGCCTCGGGATCGCCACGAGGAGGTTGTCGTCCGCCGAGTGCAGGATGTTCTGCAGCTCCGTCTGGAGGCCGGGGTACCGCTTCTGCGACACGCAGTTGCCGCCACGGACAAGATTGAACTCACCGTCGCCGTATCGTGCGATCGACTTACCGTCGAGGACCTTGAGCAGCGTGGCCCACTCCTCGACGACATCAGGGTAGTTTAGTCCATCCACGGAGGTAGCTCGCTCTCTCTTCGTTGGTCCGGAGCCGCTTCAGGGCTTCGAGGACTTGTTCGCGGTGTTCTGGCTTGACGCGCGTGAAGTATTCGCGAATGCGCTGCTTGATCTCTTCTTCGTGATCGGCCACTGGAACCCCCAGACGTGCCTGCCGAGAATCAACCCGAAGGTCTTGACTCCCGCCAACGTCTCGTGAACGAGGACGAATCCCCACATGCGTTCCTGCTTGAACTGGCGCTTGCCTCGAACGAACTTCATGCTAGACTCTCCTCGCGATCTCCTTGTTGGACTGACACCTCGGCCCCCCTAACACGGGGGCCTCTTTTTTGGAAGCGCGGGGGAATTACTTCCCCCGGCTCCATGACAGCGTGGCGTGAAGGATCTCTCCTTCCTTGAGCCACGCTTCGGCCCTTACCCGGCGACGACCTCGACGTTCGTCGGGGCATTCGGGGCCGTCAGGTCCAAAGGGACCGACTCGACCTCGGCGAAGTCGGACTCGTTGCCCGCTTCGTCATACGCCGTGACCGCGAAGTCGTAGACGCCTTCCGGCAGCGTGGCCAGCTCGGGCACCGCGTTGAAGAAGATGCCGACCTTGCCATCGCCATCGACAGGCGGATTGCCGACGTTGACGTTGGACGACTCGTAGGTGAACGGGACACCCGGCGTGGCCGCTTCGAAGTACACCTTGTAGCCGCTCGAACCCGCGACCGGATCCCAACGGAGCTTGCGTGAGACGATCTTTGCCATTGCGAAAATCCTCCAGAGGATGAACAGATCAGTTAACGACAGGACCAGAAGGGGCAGGAAGAAAAACGTAGATCCACCAACCGCGAGAGCTGCTGCCCACAGCACCAGAACAACCAGTAACACCGGCTGCACAAGAAGCAGTGACCACGTCAGAGCAGGTATCAACACCGCTATTCGTCCAGCAAAGAGCTGCGTCATAGATCCAGTGTCCTGCCTTCGGAACTGAGATGCCCTGCTTGCAGAAGCTGTTGGGGACCGTGTCGGCTACCCACCCCGATCTCGGCAGATCAAGGTACAGCGTCCGCGCGCCGCCTTCAACCCTGTAACGCCAGATCTTGATTTTGCTGGCCTGCGGCGAGTTGGGATCGGACCAGCACACCTGATGCGTCTGGTCGATCGCCATGCTGTAGGTTTTACGGTTCTGCAGCGTGATGGGCTTCGGGAAGCGCACCTCGGCAGGCGGCACCGTCTGCGCGTTGGCCGACGGAATCATCCAGCCGATGCTCGATCGACCGAGGGTGATCGACACCCAGACGACCGCCGCGCCAAGCGCGAGGATCACCGCTACGCGGAACCAATCAACCTTTAGTTTCTTCATCTCGCACCTTCCGTTCCATGTACAGGTCAGTTATGGGCATGTCAATGCTCGCCTCCCAAGCGTAGTCACCGGAGTCGGTCGCCAGCGACTCGATCGTCGCCAGCAGGGACTCGACCGACTCACAGACATAGCACGCCCTCCGCAGGTGTACCGCGCCGCCAGCGTACATCTCGCCTTCGCGCGGCGCGACGTTGAACCCCATCACCACGAAGCCATTCTGCACCCGCCGGATCTCGATGTGCGTGAGGAGTTTCCGCCAGCGAGAGTCCATGTTCTGCTGGCGGATCTCAAACACGGGGGCCATCAGGGTCACTGGGGCTTCCCCTTCGTTGAGAGACGGTCCGCCAGAGAGGCGAGGTAGTAGTCTACCGCACGACGGATGTGTTCCGACACGTTCATGCCGGTCTGCTTGGCGAGGACGCGCAGGTCGCGGTCCTGATACCTCGTGAGGATCAGGTGCGTGCGGCGTCCATCAAGGGATTGACGGGGCATCGTGCCCTCCGTAGTTGACGATGACATCCAGCTCCTTGGCGAACCGCCTCTGCGGATCATGCTCAAGGGTCTCGATCATGGCCCGCTGCTTGCCGATGCGGATCGAGAGCTGGAGAAACTCGGCCCGCAGGACCCGCAACTCCGCACACACCCGGCCAATCTCGTCGAGGCCGTTGTCCGCGCAGAACTTCTCGACCTTCCGCAGCTCGTCCTCGGTGACGGCGAACGGGCGTGAGTGATGATTAGGCATATAGTGCTTGATCACTTGCGCCTCGGCCTGCGCATCAGGTCGCGCTTCGCACGGTTGAAAAACGCCTTCACCTTGGCGCGACGCTTCTTGCACGCCTCGCACTCGTGTTCGACGATGAAATCGACCACGCGCTCGGCGGCATCCTTGATCGGCGTGATGAGGTTTTTCACTTCGGCTCGACTCCCATCTGCTTGTACATTGCACGGAGAACATCGTTCCGTCGGCGATTCAGCAGCTCGCGCGTGCGCGTCGCGTGCGGGTGCCGCTCACGAATGAACTCCTCGACTGCTGCCCGGTACTGCTTCGCCTTCGCATCGGTGGCGGAGAACAAACGCCCCCTATACCGCAACGACCTCGGCGGGTTGCCGTGGAGCAGCGCGAATGCGGTGGCGAGGGAGTCGTAGTCCATCACTTCAGCATGATGTGGGCGGTGACGGCCTGATCGAGGTACAACGTGATTGCTTCACGGGCCGTCTTGCCAACGGCGTGCGGGGCCTTGAACTGGTCACAGTGCGCAGTCCAGTGCCCGCCCTGCGCGCCGACTCGGCGGACCTTCACGTCGAAGCCGCGCGAGCGCGTACCGACCATCTCTCGCAGGGCCTCATCCTCCTGCGCGTCGAGCTTGTCACCATCGACGAACTTCGCCTGCACATTCACCAGCGCATCGGCAAGGTGGTGAGCGGAGTGGATGCCCTTGAGTTCTTCGGACAGGGCCTGCGCAACCTTGATCATGTCGCCGTAGGGCAGGGTCCGAAGGGCCTTCATCAGGTGGTCGGTTCGCGTACTCATGGGGGGATTATGGGGTCCCATGCTGTGGGTGTCAATCACGGCGGAATAATTTTTTCTGGACTGCCCGGTTTTTATTCGCCAGTGGAATTCCCCGGCGCTGACACCGTTCGATCAGCCGCTGTTCCTGATACCTGTAGTCGTCGGTGACGATGAGCCTGAACTTCGGGAGCATGCCGAGTCTGGTCTGCCAGCAATGAAGGCGCTTGCGAAGATCTTTCGATGAGCCGATGTACAACCCATCTTCGAACTGGAGAACGTACACACCGGGGGCGTGGGGGGCCTCGAACCTCTTGTGAGTTCGCACGATAGGTCTGTCGGGCCAACGGAACGTAGCGATGGGAGGAGCGTCCATGTAGAGAATCATACACCATCTATGTGTGCTTTTCAAACGGGTGGGATGTGGGGCCGAAGTACCTAAACACGGCCCCACCCCCCCGCCCCGTGTCCCGGTACCCCGGTGGCCCGTCGGCCCTTCGTGCTGCGAGCTTGGAAGCGACCCCCCCTGCACCCTGCACCGGCTTAGTGAGGCTACCCCACAAGGGGGAAAGCCTTAGCAGGCTGTTAAGCCGCAGCACTTAACAGCCTGTTAACTCACCAGTGCTGCACGGAGATTGCAATGGCGAAGTTCACACTGACGAAGAGCGTTGCAGGGGCGATTGCCAAGATCGTCGCGAACGCTACGGACCACGGCGGGCAGATCCTCACGATGCGCGGCCTGTTGGCTCAGCAGTACAAGGGCGCACCGGACGAGTTGCTCGACGACACGGCAAAGGCAATGCTCGTGGATGCGTTCACCGCAGAATACGAGAGCCGCAAGACCGTGAAGCCCGATAGCGTCGGGCCGCTTGTCACCAATGCGGTGAAGGTCGCACGCTGCATGCCGAAGATCCTCCGCATGAAGGGTGAGGACGCTGGTAAGGTTGCAGGTTCGTGGGGCACGCTGTGCAAGTTCAGCACGCGCCTCCAGAAGAACGACGGCGACGTTGCCAAGTCGCTGCGGGAGTTCAAACGCAAGTCGGCACCCGACTACAAGAAGTCGGCGACGTCGCACTTCAAGAGCCTGCTGAACATGGACGACGGCAAATTCTTCACTCCCAAGCAGAAGGGTGCGATCGTCGAAGCCGCCGCGACGTGCGGCATCGAGCTGTAGTCGTGACTGGAGTAAGCACCATGTTCGAACTTCGTCGGCTTCACAATGGTGGTCACGTCATCGTGATCGCCACGTATGAGACCGAGGCTGCTGCGCTCGAAGCGCAGCGCATTCAGGAGCAGCTGAACTCTTGGATGACTCCGGCCCCGATCTTCGCCGTCGTTCGGCAGGAGATCTGACTACTTTGCCCCTCGATTGCTGGACCGGGGTTCGCCCCGGTCCGGCCTTTCTTTTGCCCGTGTACCCCTCGTTTGGCACACGTCGGGTTAACAGGACTGTTAAGCCTCGGCCCCACGGCACTGGGGAGCCGCAGGGCCGAAGGTTTGGCGGTCCGTGTTGGGAACGTGCCCTCGGGCCGGGGGCCACTATCATCTCGGCACGGACAGCACGGAGTAACCGTCTACGAGTTTGGAACCGTCCGATTGTGGCATGCTAGGCAGGACGGTTCTTTGGACGGTTTAATCCTAATAGATTCATATACTTACTACTAACTGTCTAACAGTCTAACTATTTTAAACAGGAGGTACGCACGGGAAATTTTTTGAGAGGCCGGAGGGAGCATGGGGGACTGAATATTTATAGGCTCAGTAGTTGAAAATACGCGGACAGTTAGACGGTTAGACTTAACCCCATGATTCCATTAGAATTAAACCGTCCAAATTAGCGTCCGCCTTTCTGAAACCGTCCAGACGGTTTCCCTTAGCAGGCTGCTAATACACCCACGCTATGGGCACGAAAGCCCCAAGGCCCCATAGCACAACCGTCCGGGGCAATGGAGACGACGATGACACGCAAGCACCTGACCACACCACTTGGACACCTCGCGAAGCCTTCGGCCCTGCGGCACGCAACGCGCATTGCCCGCGACGCCAAGCACCCGAGAGACCGCAAGCCCGACTGGGACTCCCGCGAGGCGAGCCGATGGGTCGATCGGCACGGCAGGTTCACAATTCCCCACACCAAGGAGTAATCGAAATGACATTCACCAACGAACAGCTCATGGCGGCGCTGGCATACCTCATCCACAACGAGGCGCTGGCCTATCTCCACTCCGGTGGCATGGAGGTTGTCACTGGCGGCTGCGGCTGTTGCAGTGAAGAGCTGACCAAGACCGTGCCGCCCGAAGTCATGGCCGTCATCAATCACATCGGCATCCCCGACAGCAAGGAGTAAGGCAACCATGAAACACAGGGTATTGTTCGGTTTCGACATCGTGCTGCTGGCACTGGTTGTGGGCCTCGCGCTCGGGGCCGCTATCACGTTCGGCCTGACGGCACAACCGCCGCGCAGTACGGGCGCTCTGGAGTCCTTCACCTGCACCGAGTTCTCGCCCATCACTGGCGAGTGCGTGGTGTTCACCAACCAAGAGGAGAGACGCCGCTATGACTGACGCCAGCGACCTGATGGACATGATCAGTTCATTAACAGGCTGTTAAGCCGAGGAGATTCATCATGTTTGTAATTCAAACCGAGATGCCTGTGGAGTATCAGGGTCGCTACGACTCGGAGCCGCTCGATGCAGGCGACCTGCGCAAGCTCGGGGCAGTGATGTTCGTTGTGTACTGGTATGGGGCAGGCAGCTACGAAGGCGCAGGCCACCTGCTGTGCAGCACCGACGGCATGCGCTGGTGTGACATGGATCTCGGGCACTGTTCGTGCTACGGGCCGATAGAAGGTACGTGTGGCAGCATCCCGAGGACGTTGCAGGACCTTGAGGAAGCGTACACGAAAGAAGCCTTCCGTGACGTGGCACCGCTGTTCGAGGCGATCCGCAACCACAACTGGGAAGCGCGGTGATGTGGATCTGCGCTGCCTGCGGCACCGAGGCCCAAGTCCCTGAGATGTGTTCGGGATGCGGCTCAATGATGAAACCGTTCGGGGAACCGAAGGAGGTGAACTACCAGTTCGTCCTGATCTGCCCCTTGGACAAGGGCTTCGAGTGCATCGGGCCGTTCGAGTCCGTCCTCGCCGCTGACATGTGGTGGGACGAGCATCGTTCGCGCGAGGCAAGGGCAGTCGACTATGAAGTCGTGCTGATGGAGGCACCCAATGGCGAGGAGAAAACTGCCTGATGGCCTGACGTGCGAGGCATGTGGGAACTTCGAGAAGTACCCCGCATATGTCTACGCGCACTGGGGCGTTCCCTTGATCTACACCTGCCAGACCGAGGGATGCGGCAAGAAGTACGTAATCATCGGCGGGACGGCAACACCAATGGAGAACGACGATGAGCAAGACTAGGCTTTGCCTCAACTGTGCCCACTACGAGGATCGTGGGCTGGACATCCTGCCAATGGGTGATCGAGGGACAGACCTCTCGGGTAGTGTGGAAGCCCGCATCACCGGGTTCGCTCCACGCTGCCTGAAGGGACTCAACCCCTCGCTCGCGCACGCGCCGCAGAACCTGAACTTCGTGCAGCGGGAAGTTCAGGGCTTCGAGCCGGACGCGATGGCGGCGTTCTGCGACAGCTACGTCTGGGCACCGCCCATCGCATCCAAGTTCCGGAGCTACGTCCGGAGGAAGGTGGAGAAGGACCCGAGGTTCAGCACGCTCGACCTCCCGGAGAAGTTCATCCGGTTCTGGGAGAAAGGGCAGAACGTCCGCATCAAGATCGAGCGTGGGGTCAACGTCCGCTACTGCGAGTACGGGTATGTGTCCATCTCCACCGGCTGGCAACCTGTGTTCCTGCTGGTGAGGTCCATCTGTGCGCGCGGCAGCACAGTGCTGCTCAGGGAGGACGATGCCATCACTGGCATTCGTGACGGGAACCACAAGCCCTACCGTGCCTACAAGGAAGTGACATGAGTCGCTATCATCACGCGGCCCATCGGGTCAACCGCCGTGGACGATGACGAGTGGCTTTGCGCATACCTGCTGCGCTTCGGGACCAAGACTATTGAGTCCGCCGACACACAGCCGGGGGAGACCGAGTTCCTCAGTGACATGGCCAAGCAGCTTAACCTTGAGGGGCAAAACGTACTCTCGGTATGGTGGGTTATCACCAGAGCATGGCGGAGGAGGCAAGGGCGTCCAATAGACTAGCCATCTATATTTGATTTAGTCACACGATTGTATTAAATTAGCAGCCTGCTAAAGGCTAGGAGATCACAGCATGAATATCACACAAGCCATCGACCTCATGGTCGAGACCTTCTCCATTCAGCAGCAGACGGGCGAGCGGTTCGCCATCGAGCTGGTGAGCGGTCCGGGGTTGGGCAAGTCCGCAGCCGTGTATCAGGCGGCGGACAAGATCGCCAAGCGGCTCGGCAAGCAGTGCGGCGTCAAGCCGTTCTTCCTCACGACGGTGGAGCCGCCGGACGTGCGGGGCTTCGGCCTGCCGGGGAAGGACGTGGACGGCTCTCCAATCATGCAGTTCACGAAGGCTCCGTGGATGCCTCGCAAGGAGGACCCGGAGTTCGGCATCGTGTTCTTGGATGAGTTCGGGCAGGCGAACCCGGACGTGGCGAAGCCCGCTGCGGAGTTGTTCCACAGTGGACGGGTGGGTGAGTCGCATCTTCCCATCACCTACATGGTGATCGCTGCCAGCAACCGGGAGTCGGATCGCTCGGGCGTGGGCCGATCGCTGGCGTTCATCGACAACAGGAAGATGCAGATTCAGGTCAAGCCCGACCTCGATGCCTTCCTCGATTGGGGTGAGCGGCAGGGCATCCACCATGCGGCGCTATCATTCGCCAAGTCGCACCCGTCGGTGGTGTTCAAGGACAAGGTGCCGGAGAAGCCCGGTCCGTTCTGCACTCCCCGCACGTTGGTCAAGATCAGTCACCTCGTGGATCGTCTGCCGAGGGACCTGTTCCTCGAAGCGGCGGCGGGCTACATCGGTGAGGGTGCGGCGGCGGAGTTCATGACCCACATGAACGTGGTCGATGCTCTCCCCAAGTGGGAGGACATCGTGGCCGCGCCCGACAGGGCGAAGCTGCCGGAGAACCGGCCCGACGCGACCTATGCTGCCATGCAGATGGTCTCGCAGCGGGTCGAGGCTCACACGGCGAAGCCTGCGTTCACCTACCTCAAGCGCATGGGCAAGGAGTTTCAGGTGGCGGGACTCAAGTCCGTCCTCAAGCGTTGCCCGACGATGATCCAGACGCCGGACTTCGCCAACTGGCTGCGTGAGAACAAGGAGCTGGTCTACGCGGCGAACATCTTGGAGAAGAAGTAATGGCATGGTCCCAGTTCTACGGGGAAGTCAAGGGGCGTGCGCGCAGTGAAGCCGCACGATGTGGCACCAAGGAGTCGGGACTGCGTTGCTTCGCAGCATCCAAGACCGGGGCGATCGTGACGGAGTTTCGCCACTGGAACGGCAAGGATTGCTTCGAGGTGCGGCTCGTCCCATGGTGTAACAGCAAGTTCGACGATATTCCCCTGCTGACAGGACACTTCGTCGAAGGTGAGGCCAGCCCAGTGCTGCGCCTCGATGACAAGACCGTGGATGCCTACATCCACAAGAAGGCAATGGAGGTAATGACCAAGTGAACGTCCAACGGCTCGAACGCAGGCTCCCACTCTGGCGCTTGGAGATGGAGTTGGAGCAGGCCCAACGGCGCTTCAGGCGCACAGCGGCGGAACACCGGGCTTCCGAACGCGAACTGGAACGGCTCCGCAAGGAGATCGAGCTGCGTCGCAACGAGAACCGCTGGTGATCCGGCTGTTCATGGCGGTTTCCCACGTCGTGCGGGAAATCCTCGTAGCCATCATCTGCACGGCACTCATCTTGCTCACGATACTCTGCGAGTGGCTCATGAGCGAGAAAGACCGCAAGGCCCTACAGGCAAGGAAGGAGAAACTCAATGACTGACTTCAACCTCGACGATCTGCTCGCCGACATTCTCGACGACAGCAAGCCGCTCCCCACTGCTGCACCAACTATCATTTCGGCACCTGTCGAGGAGCCGAAATCCGAGCTGGAGCCGCTGATCACAGACGAACCCAAGACGTACGGCGGCGTACCCTTCTATGACCTGTCCGCTGCCGACAAGGAGAAGGTGAACCAAGGCATTATCGACGCCGACATCGACAGCCTGTCCGCTGACGATGCGCCGAAGGACCTTAACAGCCTGTTAACCGACGCACTGGAGATCCAGCCGCAGCAGTCGGGCCAGCTCGATGCGTTTCCTGCTCAGATGCCCGAGGCCCCGCAGCCCGAAGCGGCTCCGGACAGCACGGACTACACGCTACCGCCTGTGCCGATGCCGACGTTCACCTCGGACGAGATCGCAGCGGCGCTCGACCTTCGCAACTTCGCCACGATGGTGACTCTGAACACCAAGCGTTGGCACGCGAAGGTCAAGGACCGGCAGGCGAGCCGCAATGCGGCGGCAGCCACGGGTGCCGATGAGGATGCGTTCGAGACCCGCAAGCGGCTGCTCGCTGGCGCGGACACCGAGCTGAAGGCGATCCACAAGGCGATCGACACGGCAAGGGCGAAGTACTACGCGATGACCTTGCCGTGGACGACGACCGGACTGGAGGACGTTGGTCGCCGGTCGGGCGCTCGCATCATGCCCAACACGCAGTTCTTCGAGTTCGTCACTGAGATGGGGAACTGCAAGGCTGAAATGATCGCCGCGCTCGACAAGTTCGTCCCGCTCTACCCGCACCTCGTGCAGGAAGCGCAGAAGAAGTTGCAGGGCTCGTTCGACCCGACCGAGTACCCGCATGCGGAGTCGATCCGCAACTACTTCGACCTGACCTTCGACTTCCAGCCCATCCCGCAGGGCATGGACTTCAAGGGTCTGCCGCAGCAGCAGTGCGATGCGCTCGCCAATGCTCTCCAGAGCAAGACCCGGCAGATGGTGGAGAACGCCATGCAGGATCTGTGGGTGCGGGCGCACGAGGCGATCGGCAGGATGGCGGAGCGGCTGTCGCACCCGGACAAGCTGTTTCACTACACGCTCGTGGATAACGTGCGGCAGGTGAGCAACCAACTCAAGCACCTGAACGTGACGGACGATCCGCGCATCCGGGAACTCCAGCAGTATGTGGAGCAGTACCTCACCAAGCACGAGGTGGATGAGCTGCGCAAGCAGCCCACGCTCAGGGCACAGGTCGGGGCCTACGCTCAGGACGCGCTGGAGAAGATGCGGCGCATTGCGACGGCCACGCCGTGATGCTCGTCAGCCTCAAGCATCGGCTGAAGCGCATCGACTCGGGGATGTCCAAGGATGACTTCGCCTTGTTCATCTCCGAGAACGTCGAGAAGAAGTACCGAGGCACGGCTATGTGCAACGCCGACGGGACGCTCAAGCCCATCTACCAGTGGGAACGCTTCCTGTGGCGCGACGTGCAGGCGTTCAAGGCGGCAGCGTTCGTGGTTCGCCCTGAGTATGTGGAGGAAGTCATCGGGACTCTCTGCATGGTTGGGGTGAGCTACCCTGTCACTGTGTCGCCCGCATCGTCGTTCGGCGCAATCATGGAAGCCCTCGGCCTCAAGGCGCTCAGGTCAATCGTGTACGGAGCCGATGACAAGCGTCAGGCCGTCGTATGGAGAACACGCACCTCCGTCAACGTCGTTCCGGGTGCCACTATCATGGCGCTCCAGACCGACAAGTGCTGGTTCGTCTACCCCACCAACATCAACGCAGTTAGCAGGCTGCTAAGGAAGAAGGAGATCCAGAATGAGCGAATGCACCAACCCACTCGCTGAGAAGCGATTCACAGAGATGCGGACGGGGATGCTCTTGCACACCCCATTCTTCGCGTCGCTGCTGCTGGACGTGATGACCACGAAGGTCGGCAAGTTCCGTGGCATCGACACAGCAGGGACCAACGGCAAGACGATCTGGTTCGACGAGGACTTCCTCGCCAGCCTCGATCTGCCGGAGGCCGTGTTCCTCTGCTGCCACGAGATCGCTCACGGCATGTGGATGCACATGGACCGGGGCAAGAAGTGGCTCGACCTCGGCTTCGAAGGCCAGCCGTTCGACCGTGGCGTGTACAACGTCGCAGCCGATTACGTCATAAACGACATGCTCACCAAGTCGGGCATCGGGCGCATGCCGAAGGACGGGCTGCTCGATCGGAAGTACACGGGCGACATGCTGGTTGAGGACGTGTATCGGGAACTCATGAAGCAGCAGCCACCTCCGCCTCCGCAAGGAGGCAGCGGCGGGGGCAAGGGTGAAGGCGATCCGAAGGATGGGCAGGGTGGAGGCCAGCCCGACGATCAACCGCCGGAGGGATCCAACGGTAACGCAAGCAAGGAGGGAATGGGCGGCAAGACGCCGATGGACACGCACGTCTACGAGCCTGCCAAGATCGCGGAGGCCGAGATGAAGCGCGCCATCGCGACTGCGGTTCACCAAGCGAAGGCGATGGGCAAGATGCCTGCGGCCCTTGAGCGGTGGGTGGAGGAGACCCTGCACCCGCAGGTCAACTGGAAGGAGCGCCTGCGCCTGCTCGTGACACGCATTGTGAGCCGTGAGTCCACGACTTGGACTTCCCCGCACCGTCGTAGGCTGGTCACGCAGAAGATCTACCTGCCGAGCTACACGGGCTTCGGGGCGGGCGAGATCGTGTGCGCCACGGACACCTCCGGCAGCATGGGGCAGAAGGAGTTCGACGCCTCGTGGGCGGAGTTCTCGGACATCATCATGAACTGCAAGCCCGAGAAACTGTGGCTCATGGCGTGCGATGCGGCTGTCCACAACGTCCACGAGCTGCCGAGCTACCACGACATTCACCAGTCGCGTCCGGAAATGACTGGCGGTGGCGGCACGAGCTTCGAGCCGGTGTTCGAGAAGGTCGAGGAACTGGGGATCAACCCGGTGCTGCTGATCTACTTCACCGACGGTTACGGCAGCTTCCCGGACGAGCCGCCGCCTTACCCAGTCATCTGGGTAATGACGGAGGACGTGGAGCCACCCTTCGGCGAGAGGGTCAAGGTGGAGATGTCCGAGTATGAGTGAGGCATTCCGCCAGCATGCACGGACGACCCTCACCGGGCTGTTGCCACGGCTGAGGCACACAATCGAGTTCCCCCTTGACGTGAAGGAGGTGTATCGGGGGGCGTTCCCGGAGTCCAAGCTGGCCGACTGGCTGTTCGATCCGCTCCCGACGGACTTCAAACGTCGGGGGCTGGCCTACCGCAACATGGTTGCCTGCACACACAGGGGACCTATCGTCCATTTCCTGCTCAACTCCCAGACTGAACTGGACGCCATGACAGACGACTCGGACCGGGCGATCTTCTGGATCCGGTTCGACCATCAGGTGGTAAGCCCACATGGTTGGGGTGCCTTCCACGTGGTTGGTGCCTTCCAACTGTCCGAGGCCCTGCGTTGCAACAAGCCGCTGCTCGATTGGTACAACGCAGCGAACCGGATGGAGGAGCGCATAGACCACTTCACCCTCAAGGTCTACAAGGCAGTGGGCGACATTCAGAACCCTTCTGAGTTCGCGCTCGCGTGGCCCGAGGTGGTCGGCGCAGTCCCCGGCATCGTGCCAGAGAAGGCGGCTGTGAGGGCTGCGGCCCGCAGCACTCGCATCCCCAAGCTCCGGCGGAAGATCCTGTCCACGTTCCCTCTAGGCGAGGGGGGAGAGATGGACGAGTTCACCAGCATGCTCGCCGCAGCAATCATGCTGCCCAAAGGCCCCTACCCCATGCAGTGGGTCGGGCTGTACCCTTCATTCGACGAGGACCTACCATGAGTCGCGGACATAGACTGCAGAACATCAAGGACTTCACCAGTGAGCAGTTGCTCCAGCACGGGACGTGGCTGATGTACAACCGCTGGCGCTTGCTGGCCCCACACCCCTTCGAACCCAAGGACATTCGCGATGCGCTGCTCACAGATGGGCAGCACAAGGCGATCCAGCTTCTGGACATGACCATGCCGTCGTGTCTGGAGCGCACATCCAAGGTCAATGTGGTGTTCGACCGACCAGTCGCTATCACCACGAAAAACGGGCAGATCCACGAGGCGAAGTTCCTCACGCTCAACCTCCCCAACGCAGAGCCTATGCCGACCACGACGGTCTACCGGGGCGTCCCGATACATCGGTTCGAGTTGACTTCCCTGCCGAAGGACATGCAGGACGGTCTCGTGGAGTGGGCGCGGAACTGGCTCACGCACCAGTCGGAGACAGCGGAGGTGCTGGCCAAGTTCATACTGCTGTTCGATGTCTGCAACACCCTTGGTCAGGCGGTGCGCGTGTGGCCGCAGGTCAAGTCGCTGCTGACGGAGCGGGCGCAGCAGAAGCTCGCGGAGGCGAAAGTCAGGTCGCCGTATCCGGAGGCAGTGCTGGAGCGCAGCTCCGACTGGGACGATGCCAAGGGCAACTACAAGCTGCTCGGCCTCAAGGACGAGTGGACGCCCGAGACGCTGCAGTGGTACGACGATCGGCTCACCGAGTCGCTGTGTCTCCCCGAGGTGTACACCAAGGAGGACGCAGTGCATAACCGCTGGCCATTGGAAGTCAACTTCATGGGATGACTTAACAGGCTGTTAAGGGGCGGCAAAGTCCTGAGACTTTGCCGCCCCCTTTTTTGTCTGCTGTACCCACTTGACTTGTTCCGAAAGATGGGCATACTAGGCGACAAGTCAGGTGCGTCAGCACCCACGATACGGGGCACACTGACACAAGGAGATCCAATGACTCGCAAAGGCCGTCCGGTATCCAACAAGCACAAGGTCCCGAAGAAGCAATGGGGCCAGTGGTCGAACGAAGCGCAGCGGGTGTTCAACGCGATGTACTACGCGATGCGCCCGTCGATGCAGTTCGCTTTCCTGCACACGCGCGACACGCCTGCTCCCAAAGAGTATTGGGAGACCACGCGATGGAACGCATCGTGGGAAGCGGCATGTGCGGTGGACAAGACCTCGCACGTCGCCAAGGTCGCTGCGTGTCGCTGACCGCTATCATCGGGTTCTTCGCCGTGGCCGGTGCGAACTTCGTGTTCATCGGCCTCAAGGCATTTCAGCAGCGCAACGTGATCCACGACAACTACGGGTTGGTCGTGCTGACCTCCAATGCAATGGCATTCTTCGAGGTCTACGTTGTGTACACAATCGCCAAGCACGGGATGGACGCATGGCTCGTACTAGCACTCGGCCTCGGCGGCGGCACCGGCTGTCTCGCCGCGATGCTTCTCCACAAGAAGTTCGTATTGCGCAAGGACTCAACCCGATGAGCAAACAGATCCTGATCGGTCTCTGCGGTCCAGCAGGCTGTGGCAAGGACACCGTTGCCCGCCACATGGCGAACTGTGGCTTCACACGCTACACGCTCGCCATGCCTCTCAAGAAGGGGCTGGAGGCGATGCTCGGCATCGACCTCGGTGTGTGGGACGACCGCCAGCGTAAGGAAGCGGTTATCCCTTGGCTTGGTAAATCCCCCCGGCAGGTTGCCCAGACCCTTGGCACAGAGTGGGGGCGGCAGCTAGTTCACCCGGATCTCTGGGTGAAGCTCATGCTGCGCAAATGGGACGAGGTGCGGCACTCGCTATCGCCGCGCATGGTCGTGACCGACGTGCGCTTCGACAACGAAGCCGCCGCTATCATCGAGGCAGGCGGTACCGTGTGGCGCATCGACCGCGAGGGCGTGGCTCCCGTTGCTGCGCACTCGTCCGAGGCGGGCGTCTCCCGCAACCTCATCACTGGCGTGGTGAAGAACTACGGTTCTCTCGACGAGCTGGAAGTCAGCACCATCCAGTGGGTTAGCTTCCTGATGAAGAGGTACGCCAAGTGAGCACCGCACTGCGTGAGCTGCTGCCACGGCTGCGTCAGCAGGGGTGGAGAATCGAGAAGCACAAGCATATCAAGATGTACTCCCCAGACGGCAGGCACCTGATTGTGTGCGGGTGTACAGAGTCGGACCATCGGGCGCTTCGCAACACAATGTCACGACTGAGGAGGGCAGGATTCCATGAATGACTACGACAGTGAGCAAGGGCGGGAACTCCGCCGCGCACGGCTGACCCGGATCCGTCCCCGCGCCGCCGACGACTTGTACCCCAAGGAAGTGTTCAAGCGGGAGTACCGCGACTTCCACATTGTGCGGCGGGAGTGCATGCCCGAGGTCGAGGAAAACCAGCAGGTGATGTTCTGCCCTGCCTGTCAGGAGCAGGAGGACGATGAGCTGGTTGCGGCACGGAAACTTCACGTCTCGTACAGCGAGGACCCGCTGCGCAACTATCGCGCGCTGGTCACGGTGGCCTGCAAGGGCTGCGGCTGGAGCGAGATCATCCCTGTCTCTGCGCCCGAGGCGCTGACCGAGGACGAGCTGGCTGTGCTGCGCGAGAAGTCGAAGTACGAGGCGCAGGACAAGATGGAGCAAATGCGTGCCCAGATGGGCGTGTACAACTCCGCTCTCGGCCTTGGCCAGCAGTCGCAGCTCATGAACGCTTCCGCCTCCGCTGCCGCTCAGCGCCAGTTGATGAAGCAGGCGTCTCTGGCCCAGATGTACGGCGCTGGCCCGCAGGTCATGAAGTCTCTTGTGACCGGAAGGATGGCCACCCTTAGCGGCATGAACATCAGGCTCGACACTCGCACTCCGACCCACGGTCAGGCGCTGGCTGATCATGTCTGGAGCGACTACGCCGAACTTGACAAGATGCGCGAGGAGGCCAAGCAGGCGCGCTCGTTCGTCGATGCTCACAGGGTGCGTGTTACGGCCCCGCCGCCTCCGGTACTCCCCGGTGGCCCGACGCCCGAGGAGCTGCGCGACGCGATCGTGGCGGCACCTGCCGAGGTTCGGCCCTCGCTCATGGAGAAGCTCAAGGGGTACTTCCGTTGAAGATCGTCACGCTCGACTTTGAGACGTACTACGACCGGGAGTTCTCCCTGTCGAAGATGTCCACCGAGGAGTACATCGCGGACCCTCGCTTCCACGTCATCCTCGTGGCAGCGAAGGTGAACGATGGCCCGGTGAATTGGGTGCATGGCAAGGCGGTGAAGCCGTTCCTCGAAGGGCTGGACATCCCCAACTCCGGCATCGTGTGCCACAACGCCATGTTCGACGCCACGATCCTGCAGGAACGCTACGGCCTGCGGCCCGGTGTGATCTTCGACACGATCAGCATGGCGCAGGCGCACCTGCGGCCCTTCATCCCTCGCATCGGCCTCAAGTACTGCCTTGAGTACTGCGACTTCGACGGGCTTCGCAAGGGCGAGGAAGTTCACAACATGCTTGGCAGGAGCTACGCCTCGCTGTCCCGGCAGGAGCTGGAACGCTACGCCGAGTACTGCTGCACCGACGTGGAAGGAACCTACCGGCTGTTCAAGCACCTGAAGCCGCTGTTCCCCCGCTCCGAGTTCCAGATCATGGACATGACTCACCGCATGTATCTGGAACCGAAGCTGGAGCTGGACGCCAAGCTGCTCGCCGAGGCCAAGCAGGTCGAGATCAACAAGAAGGCCGAGCTGTTGCAGAAGCTGTCGGGCATCGCCACGAAGGACGTGCTGATGTCGAACGACAAGTTCGCCGACCTGCTGCGGGGCGTCGGGGTCGATCCCCCGATGAAGATTTCCCTCACCACTGGCAAGCCGACCTACGCCTTTGCCAAGGGCGACCCCGAGTTCAAGGCGATGCGTGAGGAGTACGAGGACGACCCGCTGGTCTCCCTCCTGCTGGAGGCACGGATCGGTGTGAAGTCCACGATTCAGGAGACGCGCGCTGGCAGGCTGCTGGACATCGCCCTGAAGTTCGGGAAGCTCCGCGTGCCGCTCAACTACTACGCCGCTCACACGGGTCGGTATGGCGGCACGCAGAAGATCAACATGCAGAACCCGCCGCGCGTGGTGAAGAAACTCGGTAGGGCGCAGATCCGCTACGCCATGAAGGCCCCGAAGGGCCACGTCGTGATGGCCGCTGACCTCTCGCAGATCGAGGCGCGCATCGTGTCGTGGCTGGCCGAGTGCAAGATCCTCGTAGACCTGTTCGCTGCCAAGGCAGACGTGTACTCGGCGTTCGCCACTCGTGCGTACAAGGTCGAGGTGGTCAAGGGGCGCAGCGCGGAGGACGACGCTCGCCGCTTCGTCGGCAAGACCTGCATCCTCGGCCTCGGCTACGGCATGGGGGCCGACAAGCTCAAGACCACCCTGAACAAGGATGGGGTCAAGGTGCCGCTCACCGAGGCACAGCGTTTCGTGAGCGTGTACCGAGACACCTACCGGGAGATCCCCGAGCTGTGGTGGTCGCTGGACCGCAAGATCAGGATCCTCGCCGGGACGGGTGGCAAGGCTGAGATCGGCCCCGTCGCCCTGACCAAGGGCATGGTGATCCTGCCCAACGGCATGCCGATGTACTACAACGACCTCACTCACGAGAACGACGAGTGGTGGTACCGTTTCGGGAACGAGTGGAGAAAGCTGTTCGGCGGCAAGCTCACCGAGAACATCGTGCAGGCGCTGGCCCGCATCGTCGTCATGGAGAACATGCTGACGATCCGGAAAGAGCTTGGTTTACAGCCTGTCCTGCAGGTCCACGACGAGCTTGACTATGTGGTCCCCGAGGCGCAGGCTGACCGATACGCCGCTGCGATCGGAGAGATCATGGCGGTCCCGCCGACGTGGGCAGCAGGACTCCCCGTTGCGGCAGAAGTCAATTACGGTCCGACCTTTGGAGATTGCAAATGAGTGAATTTGCATCGCAACACCCCATGCTCGCCCCGACACACGCCTGCATCGTCTGCGGCGCGCTCTGGCGACAGTGTGATGATTTTTCAATGAATCTCAGGTCGCCGTCGTGCTGTGACGCCTGCAACAACGCTCCTGTCGGGCCGCAGATTCGACCGCTTTATGTCGCGCCGACCACGGCGGATCAACCGGAACTGACTGTCGATTCACCAATAGCCAAAGGAGGCTGAAATGCCGACCGTAGACTCAACGAGCGACGCCCGCACGATCAACAACGTGATGCGGCACGCCTATCGCGTCCTGTCGGACGACGAGAAGGCGCAGATGCAGGCGATCAAGGACAAGGGTCTGGAGCTGTGGAACCTGATCGGTTCCGTGGGCGAGAGCCGAGAGTTGTCACTCGCCAAGACGAAGGCCGAAGAATCGGTCATGTGGGCCGTCAAGCACATCACGAGGTAACGACATGGACCCCAATAGCGGCAAGCTGCAAATGATTCAGGACGCCGAGGTTGCCCGCTTGCGGGGTCTTGTCCCCGTGGAACGTGACCTGCCTGTTGCGGTCGAAGTGGCGTACGGGCCGACCTTTGGAGACTGCAAATGAGCGGGTTCGTAACCTTAGACCGGCGATGGTTCATCGTCGCCCCCGGCAAGAAGGGGATCGTCTACACCCCCCACGGCGCGACCGCAGCCGAGGCATGGTCCAACTTCAGTAAGGCGCACGAGCCACTTGGCACTGGCGTGGACCGCACCGCCGCGTACCGCATGGGCTACCGTGCAAAACTCTGCGAGATCTTCACCGATGTCTAAGCCTTTCGCATGGAGCTACTCGGCCCTTGGGCGTTACGAGTCCTGTCCCAAGCAGTACTACCACATCAACGTCGCAAAGGATGTCAAAGATGAATACGGAGACTCCGAAGCAGGAGCCGAAGGCAACGCAATCCACGCCGCGCTCTTCAAGCGTGTTACGAAGGGAGATCCGCTCCCTCTGCCGCTACGGCATTACGAATCACTGGCGGCGCGTTTTGCAAGTGCCCCCGGTGATAAGCACGGGGAACTCAAGCTCGCGCTGAACCGCGCCTTCGAGCCGACCGATTTCTTCGCCAGCGACGTGTACCTGCGGTCGATCATCGACCTCGCCATCGTGCGTGGTACGCACGCCATCGTGGTGGACTGGAAAACGGGCAAGATCAAGGACGACTTCACGCAGCTCGCCATGTCGGCTGCGGTGCTTGGCCAGTACATGCCCGAGCTGGAGACGTTCGACATCGCATTCGTCTGGCTGAAGCACAAGAACATCTCCCGGAAGTCGTACACCAAGCATGACCTGAAGGCCATCTGGGCGGACCTCATCCCCCGCGCGCAGCGCGTCGAGCTGGCGCTCAAGACGACCGACTTCCCTGCGAAGAAGTCCGGCCTGTGCAGGGGCTACTGCCCTGTCAAGCAGTGCCCGAACTGGGAGGCGCGTAGCTGATGGCGCTGACATCCCGCATCGACGACAACGCGATCGTGCAGATGGCGATGTCTGCTATCGAGTACGTCACCAAGCGGGACAACGTCCCCCCGCGTCTGGTGAAAGCGATGCAGTTCCGCGTGGACTGCCACCGCGACATGCAGCGCATGGGCTACGCTCTGCGCTGCCGGTGGAAGGACCCGTTCGACGGTTCGCTGGTGCGGGGCTTCGAGCTGCTCCTCGATGATTGGGACTCGAAAGATCGGGACCGCCTGCAGAGGGACATCCTTGTGAGCATTGACAGCATCAACCTGCGAGGGGAGCTGTTCTTTTTCAAGCTCCACAAGCACTTCCCCAACCGCATCGAGAAGGTTCGCTGCGAGCAGAACGGACAGGTCCATGTGATGTTCAAGAACGGCAGAGAGCTGTCCGTCGATGCGCAGAACCTAGACTCGGTGGAGTTTCTGGCAACGTGTGGAATGGTCTACGACCTGTAGGAGGGTCAATGAACAAGTCGAAGCTGAACGAATGGGCTGCGCGCTATATCGGGGAGGACGACGACCTGATCCCCGATGCCATCGACACCGAGTGGTACACCACCTCCGTCGGCGCAGCGATGGTCCTGCTGGCGAAGTCCGCCAAGGAAGGGAAGAAGGTCGAGCTGGATATCGAGGACGGCAAGGTCGAGGTCTATTGCGGCAATGCGCAGGAGGTCGGGACGATCGACGAGATGGCGCTCCTGATCACCACGGCCTGCTTCCGGTGCCACAATGGCTAGTACCCCCGAGGGCAAGGTGAAGGCGAAGGTCAAGAAAGCCTTCGAGTACCTGCGCCACGAGGGGTACGAGATCTACTACCACATGCCTGTGCAGAACGGCATGGGCGCACCGACGCTCGACTTCATCGGCTGCTTCCGTGGGCAGTTCTTCGCCATTGAGACGAAGGCCCCCGGCAAGAAGCCGACCGAGCGCCAGCTCACCACCATTGCCGACATGGAGCGTGCAGGCGCGAAGGTGTTCGTGTACGACGGAACCAACACGGCGGAGTTTTCTGATTGGCTGAGCAAGCTGTCGCGGTAGACAGGCATGCCAAGACGCTGACGTTGCCCTTCAACGCGGCGCTGGCAAACCTGATCCCGGAGCATCGCGTCGAAGGCGAGCGGCTGGTCCTGCCGCACACGCACGACGTGGTGCGCCTCGCGCGCAACCTCGGCCTCAAGGCCCCTGCGCCCATCATGGCGCAGTACGACTGGAACGGCGACTCTCCGTTCAAGACCCAGAAGATCACCGCTGCCATGCTCACGATGAACCGACGGGCCTACGTCCTGTCGGAGATGGGCACCGGCAAGACCCGGTCCGCGCTCTACGCCATCGACTTCCTGATCCGCTGCGGTGTGATCGAGCGGGCGATTGTCGTGGCACCTCTTTCCACCCTGACAACGGTGTGGTACAGAGAGGTCTTTCGTCACTTCAATCACCTGAGCGTGGGGGTAGTACATGGCGACCGGAAGCGGCGGCGAGAGATCCTCGCGCAAGACCACCATATCTACGTCATTAACCACGACGGCATTAAGACTGTCGGCGCTGAGCTTCGCCTACGCAGCGATATTCAGTGTGTGGTTGTTGACGAGCTTGCTTCTTTTCGCAATGCCCGTACTGATCGTTGGAAGGCTCTTGCTGCGCTGGTGTCGGGCCGCGCTTTCGCTTGGGGCCTCACTGGTAGCCCGACCCCGAACGAGCCTCCCGATGCGTGGGGGCAAGCGAAGCTCCTGACTCCCGAGCGAGCGCCGAAGTACTTCAAGCACTTCAAGGAAGCCACCATGCGGCAGGTCTCGACCTTCCGCTGGATCCCGCGCGAGGACGCCAAGGAGACGGTGTACGAGATGCTCCAGCCCGCCGTGCGTTTCAAGCGCGACGACTGCGTGGAGCTGCCTCCCGTAGTCTACGACACGCGCGAGGCTCCCCTCACGAAGGAGCAGAAGCGGATCTACGACGAGATGGTTCGCCACATGAAGGTCGGGTTTGCCAGTGGTGAGGTAAACGCCGCCAACGAAGGCGTCCTCATGTCGAAGCTGCTGCAGATCACCACCGGCTTCGTCTACACCAAGACCGGGACGCCCGTCGAGCTGGACAACTCCCCCCGGATGGATGCTCTGACCGAGCTGCTGGACGAGGCTGAGGGGAAAGTAATTGTTTTCGTCGATTTCATCCACGCATCGAAGATGCTTGCCGAACGGCTCAAGGCCCTCGGCTACAGTGTGGAGCAGGTGTCAGGCGAAACCCCCAAGCAGGCCCGCGACAGGATCTTCACGGAGTTCCAGTCCGCCGAGCTGCCACGGGTGCTGGTCGCCCACCCCAAGTGCATGGCTCACGGCCTGACCCTGACCTCTGCCAACGTCATCATCTGGTTCTCGCCCTCGACTTCGCTTGAAACTTATGAGCAAGCGTGTGCTAGAATCACCCGGCCCGGACAGACTAGGAAACAGCTCATAATGCACTTGACTGGGACTGCGGTCGAGAGCAAGCTGTACCGACGCCTGCAGCAGAAGTCGTCGCTTCAGGGCGCTCTGCTGGAAATGTTCGAATAACGATAGAGCCACAAGGAGAGCATCGCATGTCACAACCCGTGACGACTAGGACGCCCGCCGAATTGGTGGAGGCGTACATCAAGCTCCGCGACAAGAAGGAAGCCGCACAGGACGAGTTCAAGAAGTCGCTGGAGCAGACCAACAAGCTCATGGAGATGCTGGAGTCGATCCTCCTGCAGAAGCTCGACGAGCTTGGCATGGACTCCCTCACCGCGAAGGGTGTGGGCACCGTCTACCGCAACCACAAGGACTCCGCCACCGTCGAGAACAAGGCGGAGTTCCGTGAGTACCTCGAATCCACGAACGACTGGGACGCCGTTGACCTGAAGGCCAACAAGACCGTCGCGCGTGATCGTGCGAACTCGGGCACGCCGCTCCCCGGCGTGAAGTTCTCGTCCATCATCACCGTCGGAATCCGGAGATCCTAATGAGCAACCTCGTCCCGCTGAACAAGAACCAGCTCCCCGCGCACCTGCGCCGTGGTGCCGATACCGCTCGCGCCGTCAGCACCGAGCTGTCCGCTGGCGTCACCGCTGGTTTCCCGATCATCTCGTACCGTGGCAAGGTGTGGCGCATCCGCAAGTCCGGCGAGGAGATCAACTACGTCGATCAGAACGGCGACCCGATCCAGTCCATCGAGCTGGTGCTGGTCAAGTCGAACAAGATGCCGTCCAAGACGTTCTACAAGAGCAAGTTCAAGGAGGGCGACAACTCCCCGCCGACCTGCTGGTCGAGCGACGGCATCAAGCCCGACGCTGGCGTGAAGGAGCCGCAGCACGCTGCGTGCGCCACTTGCCCGCACAACCAGTGGGGGAGCCGCATCTCCGAGGACGGCAAGAAGGGGCGTGCCTGCTCCGATGTGCGCCGCATGGCAGTGGTGTTCGCCGACGAGCTGCGTCGCAAGGGCACCGACTCGCACCTGTTCCTGATGCGTGTGCCGCCCGCGTCGCTGAATCCGCTCAAGGACTACGCCGAGAAGGTCCTCGGCCCTGCGGGCGTCGAGTACTTCGCCGTCGCCACCCGCGTCGGCTTCGACTCGGCGGCGTCGCACCCGAAGCTCACGTTCCGTGTTGCTACGGAGAACGGCGCTCCCCGCTTCCTCTCGGAGGAGGAGTACGAGGCCGTCTGCGAGCTGCGTGATAGCGAGGATGCCCACCGCATCCTGAGCGAAGCGCCTGAGTTTGCCGAGGCCGGAACTACCGGCGGGGACGAGGGAACCGCCAAGGCGGCTGAAGAAACCCCGGCTCCGGCCCCGGCTCCCCGCGCTGCCAAGCCCAAGCCCAAGGCCCGCCCCGCCGACGAGGAGGACGTGGAAGTCACGACCGCCCCGGCAGCGGCCCAGACCGACGACGAGGACGAGGAAGAGACCGCGCCGCCCGCACCGAAGGCCAAGAAGAAGGCCACCAAGCCCTCCGCTCCTGCTCCGGCAGATGACGACGAGCCGTCCCCCAAGGCCGCTGCCGCCCCCGCGACGGCCAAGGGGTTCGACGACCTCCTCGACTCCCTGCTCGGGTAGGCGTGGCTATGAGGGGGGAGGCCCTTACTCCCCCCTCTCTTTCTTCGCGGGGGCGCGATGGAATTGGCCGACTTCTTCGACGCAGTTCTACCGGCGGGCAAGCTGATCGTTGCCCGCATGGTGGGGAAGCAGAAGCCAGATGGGACGAAGTTCAAGACCTTCGCCCATTACGTTTGCAGCACGAACACGGAAGCCGCTGAGACCGCCAAGGCGCTGGTCGAGGGCGGGCACGACGTGTACTTTGCCCTTGCTTCGTACAAGCAGGGCTTTCACCAGAACGAAAAGGGCAAGAAAGTTGTCCGGGTTCGCGAGAACGTCCGGGAACTGAAGGCCCTCTGGCTCGACATCGACTTCAAGGGGGAGTACCACGACCTCCCCGCCGCCGTCACGGCGCTGAAGGCGTTCCTGAAATCGACGCAGATGCCCTCTCCGTCAATCGTGGTTGGCTCAGGGAACGGGATCCACGTCTACTGGCCCTTCGATCGCGCCCTGCCGCTGGATCGCTGGCAGAGGCTCGCAGACGCCTTCAAGGAAGCGGCCAAGACCCTCGGTCTCAAGGCCGACCTTGTCTGCACGGCGGACGCCTGCCGCGTCCTGCGGCCCCCCGGCACGAAGAACTTCAAGGACCCGGCCAACCCCAAGGACGTGCGCCTGCTGACCGCCAGCTCCGCGCGCCACGACCCGGACCAGCTCGAAGCGGCCCTGACCCCGTGGCAACCGACCCGGAAGGCCCCGGCCCCCGCGCCCGGTCCGAACGACGACCTCACTGGTGGTGTGGGGAACAGGGAGGCCAAGCCGTCCCGGTTCGAAGAGGTCCTCCGCCACTGCGCCGTCTCGAAGTTGGTTCTGGACACGCAGGGCAAAGACTGCTCTGAGCCGGAGTGGATGGCCACCCTCCAGCTCCTGAAGCACTGCGAGGACGGCGCGCTGTACGTCCACGAGGTCTCGAAGGGGCACCCCACCTACTCGGAGTCGGCCACCGACGCGAAGTGGCAGGCGCGGCTGGCGAACAGCGCAGGCCCCTCGCTGTGCAAGACCTTCGAGATGTACCGGCCTGAGTTGTGCGCGAAGTGCCCGCACTCCGGGTTCATCAAGACCCCGCTGCAGGTCGGCTACGAGGGCATGCAGGACGTGATGGGCCTGCCGACGGGCTGGCGCTACGCCGAGGACGAAGGCGGCGTGGAGCGGCTGATGATCATCGAGGCCGGGGACGGCCAGAAGTCGAAGGAGTGGGTGAAGCAGTTCAGCTACATTCCCATCGGCTTCCGTCCGGTGCGCTCGGTCTCCACGGGGATGTACGACATGCTGCTCTCGGTGAAGCTGAAGAACACCGAGACGTGGGACGTGGTCCTGCCGATGGGCATGTTGGGCAACCTGCGCAAGCTGTCCGAACAGCTCGCCACCTACGGCGTTCCGCTGAAGGCGAAGGAGCTACAACCGTTTGGAGAACTGATGTCCACTTGGCTGAAGAAGTTGCAGAGCGCGCGGCGCGTCGCCGACGTGTCGGACCAGCTCGGCTGGATCAAGGCCGGGGAGGAGCTGGCGGGCTTCGCCTGTTCCCCCACGGTGTTCCACGCCGATGGCCGCATCCGGAACGACGTGCGTCCGTCGAAAGAGTTCGCCTCGCTGGCGAAGATGTATGAGCCTCGCGGAGGTCTCGAAGAATGGAAGCGCGTCGCCGACTTCATCGCCAAGCAGAACAGCCCCGCCCTGACCGCCGTCCTTGCAGCTTCTTTTGGAGCGCCGTTACTGAGGTTCACGGGCATTCAGGGCGGCATTCTGAGTCTCGTGTCTACTGCCAGCGGTGTGGGCAAGTCATCCGTGTTGAGGCTGGCGCAGGCCGTATGGGGTTCACCTGTCCACGCGATGAACAGCGTTGACGACACTCCCCGCTCGGTTGCCAAGAAGCTCGGCTTCGTGAACAACCTGCCCGCGTTCTGGGACGAGCTGCGTGGCAAGCAGACAGTGGACGGCTTCTGCAACCTCGCCTTTCAGATCACGCAGGGCCGCGAGCGTTCGCGACTCGATTCGGGAGCGAACCTGCGCGAGGTGCAGTCATGGGAGACCATGCTGATCGTCGCGTCGAACGAGTCGATTTTCGAAGCGATGGCCCGCCGGACCACCGGCTCTGACGCTGGCATGGTCCGCACTTTCGAGATTGAGATGACCGAGGCCCCCAAGACCAGCAGGTCGTCCGCTGAAGTGATGTTGCTGTTCGAGACCCTCGGCCAGCATTACGGTCACGCGGGGCGTGTCTACGCGCAGTACCTCGCGACGCACGCGAAGGAAGTCGAGGAGAAGGTCAAGGACACGCTGCTGAAACTGTCGGGCGACACGATGGAGCCTGCCGAGCGGTTCTGGTATGGCATGATGTCGATCCTGTTGGTCGGTGCCTCGCTCGCCAAGAAGCTGGAGCTGGTGGACATCGACCTCCGCACCCTGCACGGCTTCTTGGTGGAGAACCTCGACCGGCTGCGGGGACGCACCAACACCATGTCGGAGGAACACACCTTGCAGGAGATCTTTGCGGAGTACCTCCGCGATCGTGGTAACAGCACGCTCTACATCGACAAGTTCCCCGACATCGGGCCGTGCGGCGGCAGGCCCCCGACGGACTACCTGCCCGGTATCAAGGAGTCCCCGAAGTCAGGCAAGCCCGTCGTGGTCGTGGCGATCGACGACAAGAAGGTGCGGTTCGCCACGCGCGACTTCACGCAGTGGCTGGCGGAGCGGGAGCTGACCGCCTACGGCGCGGTCGATAAGATGGAGACCGAGCTGAAGGCGAAGCGTTACAGGTGCGTGTTGGGAGTGGGGACCTCGTATGCAGGTCCCCGCGTCTACGCCCTCGAAGTCGATCTTAACGAGGTTGGTTTTTCGAGTCCCGGCGGTAGCCCCGATTCTTCGACTTCGGCAGCACTCGCCAGTTAGACGGGTCGTTCGAGCCGCCACGGTCGAGCGGCTTCTTATGGTCCACATCCTTGCCGTCGCCCTTTCGGACGAGGCCGCGCTCCTCCATCTCGCGCCGCGCCGCGTTCCGCGCGGCCCGGTTCTTCTTCTGCTCCGGGCGGCTGTGGTATTCGGCGTACTCTTTCTTGTAGTCGCGTGCCATTGCTTCTCCTTACTGAAGCGGGAAATCTTCCGAGGGTGGCGTGAATGCTGCCGGGTACCGTCCGTAGCCCTTAGTGATTCGCAGTTCAGAGACCCATCCATCGAACGTCTCCGTCCCGCTGTAGAGCGTAAATCCGCCGACGCGCACCGGGTCAGTTCCGGCGTTAAACTCAGCCCCCTCACCAATAGACGTAGAACCTCTAAGCACCCCTCCAGTGTACATTTTAAGTAGCCCCCCCGTCCGGTTGACCGCTACATGCAGCCATTCCCCGGTCGGCAGTACCCCTGCCCCGATACCAGACCGCACATTAAGTCCGACCGCCGAGCTGGACCAAGCCGCAAATGAGAGTCCAAGAATGCTACTGTGGTAGATCTCCCATGCGCCTGCAGGGTAGTCCTGAAACGTGTACATCTTGTCGATAAGGCCGCAATCCGCTGCCCATGAGTCCTTCCACACCCACGCCTCAATGGTGAAGTCCTCAGCGCCAAACTGAAACCCGGCATGGTTCGCGAACGATATAAAGTCGCTCGTCGCGTCGAAGTATATCGACGGGCGACCATTCCGCATCTTTGCAGTGTCCATCTGCACCCCACCATTGGGGGTTGCCGTGTGCCCATAGCTGGAATAATCGACAAACGAAGTACTTCCGTCTGCCCCTTCTCCTCTGATGAGCAGCACCACGTCTCCGAAATAATCGTCCGAAGGGGCTGCAGAGCCGGGGATGAAGAACGTCGGGAACATGGTCACTCCACGTTGTAGGTGTCGTCGTCGAACTCGCGGCTGCGCTTTCCGGCATCCACACCGAACCGGCGGATGTTGCGCTCTGCCCTTTCCATCTCGCGCATCGAGCGAATCAGCTCGGACCGCGTGATCCGGTCCCTCGGGAACTGCCTGTTGAACTCGCGCAAGTCTGCCATGACGGAGTTGATCTCGCCAGTCGAGCGCGACTTGCGGTACGCCGCCTTGATCTCCGCCTTCCTGCGGGAAACGAAGGACTCGGCATCCCGCGCCTTGGCGTTGCGGGCGTAGACCTCGGCGATCTGCGAGGGCGCGAAGCCCATCGAGGTGAGGAAGATCTCCCACGGGGACATCTGGTCCGCGCCGACGATGGTCTTGCCGGTGTTGTCCACCATGCCTTCACCAGCGTAGCGCCACGCGCGGACCGCGTCCCTGCCGAGCTTCGGCAGGAGCTTCTCCGCAGCCTTGTCGGCGTCGCCCTGTGCCATCAGCTCGATGGCGTCGAAGGCGTTGCCGAAGATGCCGAACATCGGACCGCCGAAGCTGGTGGCGATTGAGCCGTACAGCGTCTGCTTGGAGCTGGTGTCGAGGTCCACGAAGTGGCTCTGCAGGAACGCCACGCGGCTGGAGAGATCGAACCCGGCCAGCCGAGGGAGGCCCGCGCGTGCGGCCTCGCCCGCCTTGCCGTCGCCGAGCAGCCACGCAATGGCGTCGGCCATCGTGCGGTCGTAGTAGTCGCCGCTGACCCACTTCTTGAAGTCGCGGTCCTCATCGTCCCCGGCCCCAAGCAGCATCATGACCAAACCGACCGCCCATTTCGCGAGCTGCGGCGTCGCGCCGAGGAGGCCACCCGCCGCCATGTGCGTGGCCAGCAGGCCGAGGACAACGCGCCGACCGATTGCGGCTTCGCCCACCTTGGCGAACGGGTCGTGCAGCATCATGGCGAAGTGCCGGATGAACAGCACGTACATGTGCTGAACGTATTGCATGAACTGGAACACGATGGGATTCCACCACGCATCGTTGCCGCTGAACAGCCGGGGCTTGTTTGCAGCAGAATAGTCGAACTGGGTCTCAGCCACGGCGTTCTTGGCAAAGGCCGTCGCGGCGCTGTCGTCCAGCCCTTGATTCTTCGCCACGTTGAAGGCAGCGATGGCGGTGGTGATGCGGTTGTTCACTTCGGTCAGGTGCGCCAGCACCCGCGAGGCGTCCATGACCTTGTTCCACGCGCCCTGCTCCTGCCCCTCGGCGATGTCTCGCAGCTCCGCCACGAACGACAGGTCGATGATCGACTCGCGCTTCAGTGCAGTGAGCATGTCCAGAACAGGCTTCGGATCCTGCCCTGCGTCGCGCATGCGCTTCTCGATCGAGCCAGTGACGTTCTCCAGCACCGAGAACGCCTTCTCAGCAGCAAGGCGGGACTTCAGGGCCTTCAGGCCACCCCACGACTCGATGCCCTGCTTCACCAGCGGGTCGAGGATCAGGGACTGGGCCTTGGCCATCTCTGCCATTGCAGTGGGGAGGCTGCTACGCGCCGCCAGCCACGGGATCGTGACCATGTACGGCTGCGTGGCGTTGATCATCCAGTACGACGGAGAGAGCAGCAGCCAGAGCTGGCCGGTCTCCACCGCCGTGCGGACAAAGGCCGGGGTGTCGGTCAGTTTCGCCGCCTGATCATCTCGCTTCTCGATCTCCTGCACGATCTGGTTCATCCGTACCGCCGAGATCTGGCTCTCGTCGGTGTGGCCCTTCACGGCCTTCCGCATCTCGGCCTTGGCCTCCGCCATGACATGGCCGTAGCGGAGCTGCGCCGTGTAGTACGAGGCCGACTTCGAGTACGCGCCGAACGTCCGGTGCTGCTTCGTCGGGTCGGCACCACGGATTTTCTTGCGGCGGGCCTCACGCTTGCGGAACGAGCGGTCGCTCAGCGACTTGATGTAGAACTCCCGGATCGCGGCCTGAGCAGCGGCGTTCCCCTGCAACCTGCCAAGCAGGGTCTGCAGGGCGCTGTTGCTCTCGATCGTCGGGGAGCTGGACATCAGCGACTGCTTGAGCTGGACAGGCGACACCGTGCCATCCGGATAGAGCTGCTGCAGTTCCGCCCGCGCGGCCTCGGCTTCCGTGCGCGTCTCGGCAAGGCGGAACTCCACCTCCTTCACCGTCAGCGGGAAGGTGCCGTCGTCCGTCTCCGGGAAGCTGAACTGGAGCGTCGGGTCTTTCGCGTGCCACGCATCCATCGCCTCGGTGCGCTCCTTCCGGGTGGCATACACCTCGGTCTTGAGCGTCCGCTCGGCGTTCACAGCATAGTCACCGAAGCGCATCAGCGGGAAGTACGGGCCTTCCTGTATCGAGGGGATGCTCGCCATCCGGGCGATGAGCTTCAGCTCCTCCTTCGTGTTCTCGATGTCGGCCTCGCGCGCCCGGTACGCCTTCTTGTCCAGCGTCTTGGCATCGGCCTTGAGCTTGGCTTCCTCGGCCTTCACGTCGATGCCGAGCTTCTTCTGCAGCCAGTCGCCCTTGGTGATGCCGTCGAGGTCGATCGTCTCGTGGTCGATCTCGCCACCGGGCCAGAGCTTCGAGGCCCGCAGGGCGTTCGCCAGCATGAGCTGGACCTCGCGCTTCTGCGTGGCCTTGTAGTACTCGCGCACTTCCCTGTAGAGCTGCTGAGCCGCAGGGCTGAGCGACTGGAACCGGGCGTGAAGCGACGTGCCAACCTGATCGGCGTGGACACCTTCCACCGTCGCGTCGTGCATCAGGCGCGACAGCTCGGTGGCGTGGTGGGTCTTGTTCTTCTCGTCCGCCTCCTCCAGCGCCGTCCAGCGTCGGGACAGCTTGTCGGCGTCCTCCAGCAGCTCGGACGAGTAGGAGTTGCGGGCCTCGAACGCGCCCATGTACTTGGCCAGCGGGTTGGCCTTGTCGATGCCGAAGTGCCGCTTGTAAAGCTGCGCGATCTGGCGCATGGACAGGGCCTTGAGCAGCAGGCTCGACCCGCTCTCCTTGCCGCTGTCGGTCATCGCCTTCGCGCGGGCCATCAGGTCCTGCACGTTCTGATTCTGGGTGAGCAGTTCCGCCTTGAAGTCCAACGTGCCCGTGCGGTGAGACCGCATGGTTTCTGCCATCTTCATGTGCTGGTCGAAGTCGATCGCCGCTGCCGCTGCCCTGCCAGCGGCGGAGAGCTTGTCGTCCGCCTCCTGCTGGCGCTTGATCTGCTCGACCTTGCGGCTCGACGCCGTGTCATACGGCGCGGGGCCGAACGTCTGGTCGCCGAGGGCGATGACGTACTCCAACACATTGTCGTACTGGGGGTTTAACCCGAGCAGGTTCCGCACCCATTCCACGAACCGAGTCCAGAGCGGGGAGTTGTCCACGCGGATGTTCTTCAGCGCACTCTGGAACTGGGAGTTGGTGTACGCCTCCGCCACGAACTCGAACACGTTGCTCGTCGCGTAGGCGTGAGCGTTCCCCAGACGATCCTTGGCGATCTGGCGGAGCATGTTCAGGGCGCTGGTCGCCGCCGGATTCTCGGCCATCGCGCGCACCGTGGCGGCGTGGACCGTCTCGTGAAGGACGACGTGCATTGCGCGCAGCGGGTTGAAGCCCGTCTGCATGAAGGCGTCCTCGTTCAGCAGGATGACCGGCGAGCCGCCTTCCAGTGCGAGCTGGCCAGTGGTCTCTGCGTCGAGTCCCGGCGAGAACCGGATCGGCACGCGGCGGTGCGCGGCGTGAACGAGCAGCCGGTTGATAAGCGGGCGGTACTTGTGGTCCGCCGGGAGGTTGTCCCGGAGCGAGGCCAGAACCTCACCGAGCGTGCTGCTGTTGTTCGCCAGTCGATCACGGAGCGCAAAGAACGCCTCGTACTCGGCAGGGCTGGCCTTGCCGTAGTCGCTCTCCATCGTCGAGATGTCGAACTGGAGCGTGGCCTCCTCGGGTCGGTATCCGGATGCCTCCAGCTTCGCGCGCTCCTTCAGAGCGTCGCCCTTCGTCTTGGCCTCCGTCATGCCGAGGCGCTTGGCCTTGTCAGCACGAATCCAGAAGCCCGTCAGCTTTTCGCCAGCGAGGCGCTTCGCCTGCTCCTTGGTCAACTCACCGGCAACGAGGCGCTGGCCGACGCTGCGGTACGCGATCGTCCGAGCCTTCTTGTTGCCGAGCTGTAGCGCACGGACTTCGGCGAGAGCTTCGCGAGACGCCTGCAGCTCACCAGCGAGACGCTCGATCTCCTTGGCCTTCTTGTCGTCCTGAAGAGGAGTCGGGCTTTCCTCGTCGCGCTTGACCTTCTCCATAGCAGTCTGGAGTTCTTCCTGCTCGCGCTCGATGTCTGCGAGGATCGGAGCGGCGTCAGGCAGGCCGATGGTGCCGAGGTCTCCGCCGGTCGGACGGTACAGTCCGATTTCCGCAAGCTGGCTCAGCATGCGCTTCTCCGCCAGCTCGATGCTGCGGACACTCGCGTTGGGGTTGTCCAGCGTCTTGGCAAACTGCGAGATGATCTCGTTGCCACGGAGGAGCTTGCGCGCAGACGTTGCCGTCTTGCCGATGGGCGACGCGATCAACTTCTTGCGACGGTCCTGCTCGGCCTTGTTCAGCTCGGAGGCTTCATCGTCATCCATCGCAACCAGCTCACGGTCGCGCATCTCCTGCTTGCGGCGGTCGAGTTCAGCCGTCGCCAGCGCGACGGGGTCGCTCTCAGCGACCGAGACGAACCGAGTGCGCGTCGGCCCCTTGCTGTCGTCGCCTGCGTACAGCCGCTTGAGGCGGTCGTCCTCGCTCTCCGCCGCATATTCGACCGTGATCGGCCCAGTGGATTGGTCCTCGAAGCTGGAGAACCGGCGGTTGTACTGCTTGAGTAGTGCCACATCGGGGTCGATGAACCCGGCGTTGCGCAGCATCTCGTACAACGGCAGGTAGAAGTCGTCGTACAGCGTGTTGAGCGGGATGCCCCACTCACGGAACACCTTCTGGGCCTTGACGTAGTTGCGCTCGTCCTTGGCGGTTTTCCAGTCGTTGAGGATCGCCATGACGCGATCCCGCTCTTCCTGAGTGAACTGGGCAATCGGCCAGCCACGGCTCTCCTGATAGTCGCCCCGGTGGCGGACAGCGATCGACTCGGCAATCTTGTTCAGAACCGTGGCGATGTGCTGCTGGAACAGCGGGTGCTGCGGCCAGATCTCCGTCAGCCGCTTGTGGAACATCAGGTGCTTGCGCAGACGGTCGTGCGACTCGGCAGTGATCGCCGCGCGGCGCTTCGGATCGCTCAGGCCCTTCAGGTTCACGGGGTCGAGCGAGACAGCACGGAACACCTGCTCGTTCATCTCGGCGCGGAACAGCTTCTCGACGTTCGCCACGAACTCCTCAGCGGAGTAGGAGACGATGTCCTTGATGCCGACCGCGACGCGGTTCATCTCGTCGAACGCGGCGTAACTCTTGAGGTTGGCGTTGACCAGCGTCTGGCCATACTCGACCAGCCAGCGGAAGTACGCCCGCGCAAGGATGAACCCCTGCGGGTCCCCCGACGCCTTCTTGAATTTGGCCGTCTCGGTCTGTGCGAGGTAGGTCGCGCCATGCGACAGCATTTCCTCCAAGTCGCCGACGACTTCCTTGCGCCGCTCGTTCCATGCGGTCTCCTGCTCAGAGGACATTTCACGCGGGCGCACGTCCTCCAGCAGGACGCTCGGGCTGTACTTCGACTCGGCGCGTGCGCGCTCGGTGGCCGACGTGGAAGTGCGGGTCAGGCCAGTGGAGCGGGACTTGCCGCCGTACTGCTTGCGGTCCATGTTCCGCACAGCACGGAGGATGATCTTGCGCTTCTTCTCGGGCGTGACACGCCGCGCGAGGACGTTCAGCGGCAGCGGCTCGGGCAGCTTGTCACTGATCGGGGGGATCTTGACGGTCTTGGCCTTGCCCTTCCCCTTGAACGAGCCTTCCTTCATCCGCCAGTGGCGCTTGTCCTTCGCCGACGAGTCAGCGAACTCCACCCACCCGTTGTCCCAGACGGTGAGCGTGCCACCCTTGAGGTACAGCTCCTTGAGCTGCTCCATGCTCATGCGGCTGTCCGCGCCGCGCAGCCCGTAGCTGCGGCGGAACGTCTCGGCCATGAGCTTGCGCGGGGAGATCTCGCGCTTGATCTTGACGTACTCGTGCTTCTTGCGGTCCCACAGCTCGACGGTAATCGTCTCAGGCTTGTCGCTCAGGTTCCCTACGCGCTCGGTGATTGCGTTCTTGAGGGCCTTCACCATCTCGCGGCGCTGGCCGTCGGACTCGCGGCTACCGTCGAGGTGTTCGAGGGCCTTGACGTAGAGCGCGTTCAGCGTGCCGAGCGTGACGCCCTGCAGCTTCTCTTCCGTCAGGTCGGTCGGAAACGGCAGGTCCTCGCGGCTCTGCACGGTGTCGGCGAGGTAGTCACGGAAGGCCATCGGCCCCTTCGCCGATGCTTCCCAGAACCCGTCGATGTCCAGCTCGGTGCCGACGCCCACGCGCTTGCCGATGACCACCATGCGCGAGATGCGATGCGCGAGGTAGCGCGCCGCGTCGTCGGAGATGCTGATGTCGCCCTGATGCCATGCCTTGAGCTGGCCGAGCATCTCGGTCAGTTCGCCCGCGCGTTGCGCGAGCAGCCAGTTGCGCTTGCTCGCTTCCTTGTCTCCAGCAGGCGTGGCATACCGCAGTGCGGTGCGGTAGTCCGTCAGCCACTGGCGCAGGAGCTGGTTGGTCTCCAGCAGCGCGTTCGCCAGCGCGGCGCGGTGCTTCTCGCTCTTCACCTCAGCGCGGCGAGTCGCGAGCTTCTTGCGCCACTCGTACCGCTTGTCGCTCAGCCTGCCCGCCGCGCGCATCTTGTCGAGCTTCGCGATCTCGGCGCTGGCGTCGAAGTGATCAGCCACCTGATCGAGATCCCGGCCCACGGAGGGCGACAGGACCATGAACAGGTTCTCCACCAGCCGCTGGCCTTCCGCCGACTGGGTGTGCTTGCGGATGCGCTTGAGCTTCGCTGCCATCGTTTCGACCGAGACCTTCTCGGCTTCGGCGATGTTGCGGAGCTTCCGCTCTTCGCGGGGCGTATCGCCACGGGAAGTAATCGTCTCGTCGCCGCGCGTCTCGCCCGCCTTGTAGCGGCGCTCACGCTCAGCGCGAATCGGCTCCAGCTCTTCCTCTTCCTTCCGCTCCGCCCGCTCCCGGCGCTCCTGACGAGCGCGGGCCAGCGCGCGGATGGTCTCCTTCGTGCCCTTCGGCGAGTAACGATTCGCGGCGCGCTGGATAGCCTCGGCCTTGGTGTAGCCGCCCTCCATGTCGTAGAACGCCTTCAGCTCGCCGAGCAGGGTCTCGTACTCTGCCTCGGCGTCGGTAACGCTCTGCACGGAGCCGGAGATCCGGGCCTCCATGAGCTTCAGGGCTGCATCGGTCGCACGACCGTACAGCTCCTTGTAGGCTTCGCCGAGCTTCTCGCGGGTGGACTTGTCGCCGCCGATGGAGCTGCGGACTTTGTCCGCCTCCTCGGTCTTGCCTTCCCGGCGCAGGCGAGTTTCCTCGCGCCCCTTCTCGACAACTTCGCGGCCCCGGAACTTCACGTCCTCGGGGGCCGGGATGCGCTTGTCGAGCTTGCGGCGCTTCAGTTCCTGCTCGCGCTGCTCGACGGCGAGGTCGGTCAGGCGACCACCGATGTCCTCCTCGAACCCACCCTGCTGCGCGGCCTCGATCGCCTTCTCAGCGAAGGGCCGGGTGATCGGGTTCTCGTTGAACAGCGCATCGACCTGCTCGTCCGGACGGGTGGCGGTGAACGCCTCCTGCTCGGCAGCGGCGTTGCGCTCCGCCTTCTCCCGCTGCATGCGGTTCTGGCGAATGGCCAGCGCCTGCTCCAGCGACATGACGCGAGCCATCGGCCCCCATGCAGCCTTGGTCGGCTCGGCTTCCTCCGGCGTGACCTGCCGCTCGCGGATGACGTTCCCATCACCATCGAGGAGTTGCACGACCGGGTTGGTGCCACCGGGCTTGCCGTCGCCTGCGCCAGTGGCGTAGCCGATAACTTCGTCGATGTTCGACCTCGGGTTCTCGATGAGCTGCATCAGCTCCTGCGCGATCTCTTCGTCCTTCGCCAGCAGGATGCCGCCATAGGTGTCGAAGTTGCGGATCGGCACGCCGCCGCGCAGCGCCTGATCGAGCTGACCGGCCTCGCGCAGGTTGTCGAGCGTCTCTCGGGTGAGGTACACGCCCCGGCGGGCCTCGCTGTCCATACGCATGTCCAGAGCGTCCCGCGAGTTCATGTCGCGGATCTGGGCCATCACGTCGCTGACCGGCTCCGCCGTCGGGGTCTGGTCATTCAGGAACGTGCGGCGCGCAGGCAGCACCTCGACGTAGCTGCCGTCGTTGGTGCCGCGCAGGCCGCGCTCCATTTGGTGCGCCTTCAGACGGGCCTGCGTGCCGGTGTCGAAGAGCTGGCTCTGCAGGATCTCGCCGTTCGGCCCACGGAGACGGACGCGGTAGCCGAGCTGCTCGGTGCGGGTACGCCGCCCGTGCTTCGGCTCGCGGGTCTGGTTGACTTCGAAGTCCGGACGGGTGTCCGGAACATCGGCCAGCTCAGGAGCCGGGGTCGTATCCGGTGCATTCGGGTCCCACTTCGGCGACTCGACTGCGCCCAGTGCCGCCTCGATGTCACTCGGGATAGGATTCTGGAACCCCTCGGGGGTGAGCTGGATGCCGCGAGCCGCCGCCTGCGCGTCCTGCTCGGCAGCGAAGTCGTCCACGGCGTCCGTGGCCGGAAGCAACGGGATGGCTTCCTTGACCCGCTTCTTCTTCGGGTTGGCCATTGCTCGCTCAAGGGGGGAACGATCGGGGGCCACCTCGGGGATGGCAACCTCTTCCGCACCGACGTTGCTGCCGAACATCTCCGGCAGGGGCTGTGACGGCGCAGGCGCGTTCGGGTCCCACTTCTGCCCTTCTGCTGCAAACGCATCGAGCGTCGGGGTAGTGCTGGCCGGAGGGGCCGGGGGGCCACCGGGCGGCTCGCCGCCGGTCGCCGGACCGCCGCCACTTGCCGGAGGCGGGGTTCCTGCGGGGGGCGTAGTAGGGATCGCCGCGCCGCCAATCGCCGCGCGCACGTCCGCCGGAACCGGGTCCGAGGACATCGGATTGTTCTGGGGACGATTGCCGAACGCACCCGCGAAGGTGCCGCCCATGATGCCGCCGAGCAGTATGCCCTGCACGGTCTGCTCCGCAGCACCGTCGAGCAGGTTGACGTTCGCGTCATACGCCATCTTGGCGTAGTTCTGCGTCACCTGTTCCGTAAACGACTGCGGAGCTTCCTGAGCGGCCTCGACCGTTGCGCCTGCGCCGATGCGCTGGAGCAGCGGGAGGCCACCCTCAGTGCCGAAGATCTTGTCGAGCGGCTTGCCGACAGCCTTGGCGATCGAGCCGACGAGAATGCCCGTCACCGCCGGGACAATACCCTGCACCTCGTTGGTGAACTGCCGACGGGCTTCGGCCTCTCCCGCCTGCGACTCCAGCGCGCGGAACCGATCGACTTTGCGCAGCTCCTCGATGGGGGTCTGCTCGATTTCGTCGGCGATCTGCGCAGCGGTGAGGCCCGCCGACATCAGACCTTCCTGCGTTCCGTACAGCGTTGACGCAGCCGCACCGACGCCGAGGCGGGCGAGCAGTGCCGTGGTGATCATCGGGCCGATGGTCGGGCCGAGGGACATCGTACCCTTGAGCGCGATCGAGGACATGAACTCGCCGACGCCGCCCTGCCAGATGGTCTTGTTCGGGTCGAGCGTCAGCAGTTCGCGGTTGGCGCGATCGAGCGCCTCCGGGGACATGGACGCGAAAAAGCCCTTCTGCCATTCGCTGATGCTGCGCCGAATGCCCCCGAGGTCGCGCTGGCGCTCCGCCAGAGCCTGATCGTCGGCAGTCTTGCCCTCGCCACTCAACTGGCCAAGGACGTTCTCCAGCGCGGCCACAGGGGCTTTGGCGAAGTCGCCCGCCGTGATAGCGAGCGCCCTGCCGAAGTCGCCGCCGGTTACGCTACGCTCGGGCGCGGTCCGCTCCGGGAGGTCGCCGCCGAAGATCGAATCCAGCACCTCGTTCGAAGATTCGCCGCGCGCCGTCGGCATGGGCATCGAGGTCTGCCACGGAGCTTCCTCGGCCTGCGCGGTGCCGATCGGGCTGAGGACCGCGAGACGGTTCCGCCATCCTGCGCTGAACTGCCGTTGCGAGGGGTCGTTGGCTGCGAGGTTGTCGTACAGCCGCTGACGCAGGGCCAGCATCTTCTGCGGATCGCCGCCGGACTCCGCCAGCATCTTGCGGGCGGTGCCGACGCCGTGGTTGACGGCGGCGTCGAAGGCGATCTCCCGGACAGCCGGGTCGAGCTGGTCGGCCCCGATTGCATCCCAGTAGTCGCGCTTGTAGATGTCCGCCGCCTGTTCCCGCGTCAGCTTGGAAACGTCGAGGTTCGGGTACGCCTTCGAGCTGATGCCGAAGTTGGTCTTGCCGCCACGGTCGGCGGCGTTGTCCGAGTACCCGCCCTCGCGTGCCAGCAGCCGCTCGATGGCCTCGTTCGACCCCACACCGCCCGCCTGCGGCAGCGCGGCGCGGCGCACGGTGCCGAGGTCGGCTTCAGTCGGAACGGCGGAACGGCCCGCAGAAGCGGGACCAAAGATTTCGTCGAGTACCGACATTGTTTACTGCCCAGAGGCCAAGCGACGTGCGGCGGCGATGATCGTCTCAGCTCCGCCCGGAGACTTCAACATCTCTTCGAGGCGCATCGTGATCGTACGGAGCTGGTACTCCCCGCCGCCCTTGCGTGCGAACTCAGCCTCGGCGAGTGCCGCGAGTGCCGACGCCAGTGCCGGGTCCGCGTCCTCGCCGCCGAACTGGGAAGCCCAGTCGTCGATTAGCTTGCCTGCGGCAGCGATGTCGCTCTGCTTGAGCGCAGAGCCGCCCCCGCCCAGTCCGCCGCCGATCGCGTCGAGGCGACGAGTGAGGGCGTTCTCACGCTCGATGCCGAGGCCCTCCTCCATCAGGTTGAGCCTGCGCGAACCCTGCTCCAGCTCGGTGTCGGCCTGATCCATGCGCCGGTTGTCCTGCGCGAACTCGGTCCACGCCTTGCGGTCGCTGAAGTTCATCAGCGCGCTGTCGAGGAACTCCGGCGTGACGACCATCGGAGTTCCCACCTGCTCTCCGGTATCCTCGTCCACGCCGAAGGCCACGAGGTGGCCGTTGTACTCGCCGACCTGCAGGTCGGTCGTGGACGGGAAGTACTGGAACGCGGCGCGCACCGCCGTCGCAGCGCCCTTGAGGTCGCCGTTGGCCAGCAGGGCGCGGGCCTGATTGCCGAAATGCATGAAGCCGCGCTGCTGCGTGGCGATGACCTGCTGGTCAACCTTGTCCCACGCTTCGGCGTAGCTCATTCCGTGCATGATCAGGGAGTCCATCATGTCCTTGCGGTGCTGGACCCAGTCGTTGTTCGAGAAGTTCGGGATGTCCGCCGCGTTGACCTGCGTCACGTCGAACCCGGCAAGCGGATCGACTTCGGTGGGTGCGGTGGGTACTGCTTCGGCGGCGGGAGCCGCGCGGCGGGCCGCGCCCTGCCCCCGATACCGGCGCGAGCGCGGACCCGTGGGCTGTCCCGGCGCGGTCGGAATCGCCTCCTGCGGCGCAGCGTCGGGGGCCGGAGCCTCCTCGTCGTTACCTGCCCACCTGCCCGGTTCCCCGAGCGGATCCAGAAGCCCCGTGACGATGCCCTTGCCCGCGCCCTTCGCGCGCTCCCAAGTGTCGCCGAGAATGGAGTCCCCCGGCTGGTCAGCCTGCACAGCGCCCCGGATGCCGCCGGACCCGGCAGCGAGGATGGAGCCGATGATCGCGCCGCGACCGAGACCGCCGACGACCTTCCGGGCACCAGTGCGGAGCGCACCAGCGCCCTCAGCCGCCGTCATGCTCGGCCCGCCGACGCCCTTGTACTTCGTGAACTCCGGCCTGCCTCTGCGCGCCGCATTGCCGACCTGCCCCTTCTCGGCGGGTCGGTACTTGCTCGGGTCGCCCTCCACCTGAGTGGGGATCGCCTCCCGCGCGGGGCCAGCGCCGCCAGCGCGGGCACGCTCGGCCCGCTTGGCGATCTCGTCGGGGGAGTCGGCGTTGTACCGCTCCTTCTTCGGCTTCCCGGCGACCTCGTCGTCTGCCCATCCACCGAGTTCGTCGATGGGCCGCTTGCCGTCGGCGAGCGCGATGCCCTCGTCGTAAGCTGCACCGAAGTCCTCTGCGGACAGCGGTACTGCCTCGGGGTTGACTTCCGCCGCCGTGGGGAGAGTGTCCGCAACGGGCGACTCGGTCGCGCCCGTCCCGCGACCGAGCTTCTCCATGAAGCGGGAGAGGACCGGATCGAGCTTGTCGCCGAGCTTGCCGACGAAGGTGTCGCTGGTGTCGAACCGGCGCAACTTAGGTAGGCCCTGCTTCTCGCGGTCGAAGTCCTTCGCGTCCAGCTCGATGTTCCCCTCGGTGAGCGCCTGATCGTAGAGCTTGCGCCGGAGGCGCGAGTTCTTCAGGTCGTCCATCGCGGACATACCGCCCTGCATACCACTCATGAAATCGCCGAAGCCCATCGTGGTCTCCCCTTACGCCGGAATCGCGCCGCGCTGCTGAGCGGCGGGCGTGTGGTACTTTTCGAGCAGCTTGTCGAAGAACTCCACGCCCTTCTTCTGCACCACGTCGGCGGGGATGACGTACTCCCCAACCGAGAGGCGAGCGTGGACCTGATCGTCGATGCCGCTGCCGTCCGTCGGGCCGTTGGCGACCGGCCCCGGCGGCTGGTCCGGGATGGCCTGCAGCGGCTGACCGCCATCGGCGAGCATTGACGCCATACCGACAGCCGACCCGATACCGCTCCACAGGTTGGAATTCTGCTGGTTCTGCATGGATTGCGCAGCCATCTGGTTCTGGAATCCGGAGTTGGTGATCCCCGCCGCACCCTGCACACCCTGCATACCCATGCCGCCCCACGCGGTGGGGTTGCCCATCGCGCCAGCGGAGGTGCCGAAGGTCGAGTTAGCACCACCCATCGCCTGCGAGCCAGCGGCAACGGACTGTCCATACGACTGGGCAACCTGCGAGGGCATGCCACGACCGATGTTGATGGCGTCCGCGCGCATTGCGCGGGACTTGTCCTCGGTGACACGCTGCGCATTGGTAGCGGCAGCGGCCATTGACGCGCCCTGCTGCGTCCGCATGGCCACGTCGAGCGCCGCATTGCGAGTCTGGGACGGGTCCACGCCGAAGGACTCCAGCCGCTGCAGAGCGTTCCTCCGCTGTGCATCGAAGCTCGACGCCACGTCGGCCATCGCCCGCCCACGCTCCTGAGCCTGCCGCTCGGGCGTGTTGTAGGACTGGAAGTCCTGAATGAGCTGATCCTCGATGGGCTGGTACACGCCCTCGTAGCGAGCGCGGTCCTTCTTCGCCCATTCCTGCTGGTCAGCCTGAGCCTGAAGCTGCGGACCGAGGACTTGCTGGAGAAGCTCCCGGTTCTTGGCATCCTGCTCTCGCGCCCATCCGAGCTGCTCCTGCGAGGTCAGGAACGCCCACTCGCCCTGCTGCTCCATTGCATTGGCATACGGAGTCAGGTCAGGCGACTTCGGAGTTGACTTCTTTCCCATCGGGTTTCCTCAACCAGCGACATTCGTCGCGCGTCATCTGAAGGATGTGGATTCCACCATCGGGATGTGCGCCGGGGATGAAGATCAATTCACGGAACCCCAGTTTGCGGTCTATCCCAAGTGCCCGGATGTTACCAGAAGGAACGATTCCGAACACCATTGTCAAGTCTAGCGTTCCGAACGGGTATCGGAAAGCCTCTTTCAGGAACTCCCGGCTCATCCACCGGCCCCCGTCCCCGGCCATGTGCATGTGACACGAGGTCCCGGTGAAGTTGTTGTAGCCGACGACCCCGATGAGCTTGCCCTCCGCGACCCGCCCGAGGGCGATGAAGTCGGTACTCCACGGAATCCCGATGCGCTCCTGCAGGAACTCCCACAGGACAGTCTGGTTGGCGGTGGTGAGATCACCCGCCACGGGAGCGTTCCCTCTCCTCAATGCGGCTGTGATACTCGATCAGCGTCTTGAAGTCCTCCCGCAGCTCGCGCCGCAACGAGTCCATCCGCCCCATCGACTCCTGCCGATGCAGGTCGAGTCGGGCGTTCAAGTCCGCCAGATTCTTGACCATCGCTTCGTTCGCAGCGAGGCGGGTTGCTTGCTCAGCCTCAAGCAGGATGAGCTGCTTTTCGTGCTTGTGAATCATGGACAGCCACCTCGAAACGAGGGTGCCTACAGCGCCGAGAACGAGGAGGACGACACTCCATCCCCAGTCGATGATCCTGTCGCCCATGATTACGCCTTCCCACGGATGCGCTCGAAGGACCGCATGCCGCCGAAGCCGAGCATGCCGCCCAACATGATGAGAAGATCGAACGTGTCGATCGCCGGAGGAGGGGGCCAGCCTTGCGCTGCGCCAATCCACCCGAGCAAGGGGGAGAGCAGGTAGGTCCATGCCAAGCCCGCTGCGCAGATCCAACCGACCGCAGGACGCCAGCCGCCACGGAAGTTGTCCGGCGACTTGGCCTCCTCTTCGTTGATGCGCGCCTGCGCGAGCATGACCTGAAGATCGGCGTCGAGCTGCTTGAACTGCCCTTGCTGTTCGAGCTTCAGGACTTCGAGCTTGGCCGCTGCTTTGGCCTGCGGATCCGGGATCACCTTGTCGATGATTTCCAGTGCCGCAGTGATGAGTCCGCCTACGATAGGAGTCAAGGTTGCGCCCTCTTCAGAACACGGCTTGCGAACCAACCAAACATGAATGCTTCGTCCTTCGGACGCCGTTCTGCCAGATCGGTGTAGAACGCCCCTTGCAGGGAATTCAGGGCCTCGACCAGCACCTGTGCCCCCAGTTTACCACGACGAGTGAGGAACGCACGCAGCGCAGCAAGGGTATTCCGCCCCATCGCCCCATCCACGGCGATATCCGCGTAATCCGTCTGCTGCCGGTTAAAGGCGTTCAGCAGCCGTTGCAGGAACTTGACCGGGACTCCGGGGCCGCAGTTCACGCTGGTATCGAACATCTCCAGCGCAACTTCCTCACTCAGCTCAGCGACCTGATCCAGCCGGATGATGTCCCAGAAGTCCTCCTTGTAAATCTGCTTCGCCAGCTCGATCGGGAGGGCCGTCATGGGGCCTGTATAGCCGAAGGCACGGGCCTTCGCTTCCGTGATGCCGTAGCGGGTCCGGCCACCGGAGTCCGCCGGGTGGTCGCTGTAGTCTCCCTCGATGCCAAGGGTGTGCTTCAGAGCTTTTTCAAAAGGGGTCATCTGTTTCACCCGAAAGAATGAATTGCAAGCCGGGGATACAAGCCTGCAGCAACGGAAGCGTCAAGCGCACCCCCCGACGACTGGTAGGCCACAAGCTCGATGTAGTCCGCTGCAGATAGATAAAGTATGGCCGACCCTGACACGATACTTGCGCCACTTCCGCTGGCCGGAAGGACTCGCTGTAATCCATACTGTAGAGAAGTACTCCCATTCATCTGGATCGAAAATTCTCGCAGCCCACTTGCGTTGGCAGCAATCGCGACGGTGTACTGTACTGCATACCACCCAGTCGTCGGGATGGTCAGACGGGTGTTGTACGTTACGAGGTCCGCAAAGCCTCCGTCATCACGATCTTCAGTGTCAAATTGCAGTGCAGTGAACGTGGCATTACTGACGCTCTGCGCAGACCCAGCCCGCGAAATGGAGGCCCCATTAGCCTGTGGAGTAGAAGCCGCCGCCGCTCCAGTGTTGGTCAGCTTGAGCTGGCTACCAACGACTTCGATCAGCCCAGCATCCACCAGTTCGTGGACGCGAACGTAGCTACTGTTGATCTCCTTCGTCCGACGCTGGCCAATGCTCAGCGCCTCGATGATCTGCTGAAGCGCAAGCGTGTGCGACTTCGGATCATCCGTTACCGTGATCGGATTCGGAAACTTCCGGTTAGCCTTGAACGTCGTCATGCCTTGTCAAGGTCCTTACCCGTCTCACCAATCTGAATGGAGTACACGTGAGTGTTGCCAAACACTTCGAACTGCCACACGTCGTGCTTGAACCCCGTGGGCATCCGGATCATGTCCTCATCGTAGAACACCCGGTCGAACTTCTTGATCCGCTCCGACCCGCGCACGATGTACGCGATGAACCGCACTCCAGCCACCTGCGTGGACATCGACGTGAGGGGGTACATCGGACCACCGCCAAGCGGCGTTCGCCACTGCGGGATCAGCGGGTCGTACACACGCTCCGAATTCATTTCGGCAACAAACTCTCCATCGACGTACTGATCGTCCTCATAGACAACCTGATTGTCGTTCAGCAGATGCCCCGCCAGAGTATTCAGCTCGCCATCCCCGAAACGCGCATCGTTGTACGCGCCGTAAGTTGCAGTGATGTCCTCCCCAATATCATAGTCGGACATGTTGAACTTGATCTTCACCGCGCCGAAATTGATCTGCTTGGGCAGATGGAACTCCTTCGATCGCCATCGCCACCACAGCCGCTCAACATCTTCAGGATCCCAGTCGTAGACACGGTCCGAGATAATCAGGTTGATGTTGCCGGTGTAGCGGTCAGTCTCAAGCCCGTTCACCTGCTGGAACCGATCCAGCTCCACGAGTTTAGTGCTGGGTTCCGTCGGGTTGAACAGGAACCCGAAGCTGGTCGAATTGAACGCGAGATACTGCAGGCCGAGCGACGCCGCGAAAATGTTCGCGGGGTTGTACTGCGCCCATTCCTCCTTCGTGAGAATGTCCTGCGTGACAATCTGCACGCCTGACGAATTCAGCAACGCGAGACCGTTGATCGACGGGTAGTACGCGCCAGCGACGGTAGCCACCATACCTTTGCGGGACAGGCACGGCTCAACCGCGTCCATCTTCTGCATCGTGAACGAGGCTGGCGTTACACCCTGCCCAAGATAAGGCTGGCTCTTTGTTCCAATGACGAGTGTGGAACCCCACACGCAAAGCCCTACGATCTCGAACTCAGTAGACAGCTCGTACTCGGCGGGCCACGCCCACGGGCGATACGGCTCGCTGAAGCACAGCCGCCGACCCTCCCATCCGACGAGGTAGCCGTTGGGCATCAACACCCATCCTTCAAGATCATCCGGCGGCAGAGCCCACGTCGTGGACTCCAACACTTCGTTGAGAACGACTTCGTCGTCGTTCGAAGTATCGTCGTACGATGTGTCGCTCAGCGCAATGGTCGCCACACGGTAGTACAGCGCGGAGTTGTTCCCCACGACCGTACGATAAATCCGCTTATGCGTAATATAACGGTACGTGGATTCGGTGACGGTCGTCGGCAAGGAAGTGAGCGCCCACGTCCCGGCGTCGCCCGTGGCAACCTTGTACGGTGACGGCGCGCCCTCTTCTCCATACGCGGAGACAAACGTCACGAGGTATGTGCGCGTCTCGGCGCTACCAGCAGGTGGCGTCACGGTCGGCGCAGTCTGCGGTGCGGGCACGCCAAGGTAGTACGGATCGAGTCCGTGGAGGATCCGATTCAGCGGGTTGTACTTGGGACGCCCATCACCGGCCCAGTAGTAACGGTCGAACCGATCATTGACGATCGGCGAGCGCACAACATCGACATTCTTGGAATCAAACGCGAGCCAATGCTCACCAGCACCATAATACTGGTCGTTGTACTCGATCCGGTACGCCCTTCGGACGGTGAACGACTCGTAGGTCAGGTCCGCCAACTCGCGAGGCGCACGAAACCCGCGCAACTCGCCGTTGAGCATCTTCGTATTGCGGGCGAGCGTCGCCGCCTGCGGAGGGATCAGGCGCGGCGACATACGGGGGACCATCCCCCCGAATGCTTCCAGCTTGATGACCTGCCCCACAGCTACTCCTTACGCGAAGGCAGCGAGCGAAGTGCAGTACCACACGTTGTCGGCGGAGTCGAACTGGCATGTCACCATGTCTACTTCGCCAACACCAGTGCTGAGTGCAGGTGGTGTACCACCGGGGAACTTAAATGCTGAACTCCATGTCACGGTGTAGCTACCGGAACCGCCCTGCTTCAAAATGATGTTGATGACCTGCCCTGAGAGCGGGTTATTGGGGCTCAGTACCGTAACATTACCGGTCAAGACATGCCTGAATACGTTCGATGCACAGCAGTTAATCTGGACCTGCGAAGCGGTAGCTGCAACATCCTCCATCAACGTGGCCTGCCCACCGATGAATGTCGTGCATCCGCTCTCGTTGTACATGTCATACATCGAGCCGTCGCCACCGCCACCGCCACCCACGCCGCCATAGTCGCCAGCGGGATCGGTCTTGATGATGAAGTACAGCGCATAGTATGGCGGACGGTTGTCGAACCCGACCGTGTGCGTGTGATCGGCGGAATCAGAGACCGAGTGCGAATGCCCATCAGTGCCAGTGCCGGCGGTGCTGGTCTGAACACTATCCGTAACCGTCGAGTCGCCTTCTCCATAGCTACGGGGAAAGTCACGCTGCGTATTGCCCTGTGAACTAGCATTCGATCCGCGAGTGGAAATCCAGTGGTAGTGCGGCGGAATCATGTCCTCAGTAAGGACTGTAACCCCAGTGTTACCGCCACCGTGGCTATGTGCGCCGCTCGCCGACGTAGCCAGACCGGAATGAATACCCTCCCCACCAACGTCACCAACGACGTAATCAGACCCGACACCAACAACGAAGCGGTTGCGGAGGTCCGGGCGACCGTTGTTGCCATCGCACAGTGCCCACCCGTCCGGGATTTCATTCACGTCGCCGTACCACATCATGATCATGCCAGCGGCGAACACCGACTGGGGATCGAACGACGACTGCGTGAGGACGGGTGATCCGCCAACCGTAGGCGGAGACATGCCATCTTCCGGGATGAAGAACTGATTGGTCGTATCGCCGTTGGAATTCTGATACGTCGCACCCTGAATGACGGCCCCCGGCAAAATCAACGTCTCGCCGCTCAGCACGGCATCGACAATGTTGTTGCCGTCCATGTCAAGATCACCTTCCATGACATCGCCGGACCGCTGAATCATCTGGCGCATGCTGCCAGCGGTATTGCGCAACTCGACGCGGGTCACGCCATTCGTCCACGCCTGCGCAGTGGTGTCCTCCCATCCACGGACAACAGTCAGCAGGTCGGTGGCACGAGCCGTGACCTTACAGATCTCGATGTCGCCCGCGCTGTTCTCCAGCGCAATGACGAAGTACTCGCTCGCACCGGGACTGGGGAACAATGCGCCGTACCCGGAATCGAGCTGGACGGTCGTCTCGATGTCGGTAATCGACGCTGCGAGAAGCGAGCTTGCGTTGTTGGCGAACTTCTGTGCGGCCACGGTCTACTCCTACTTTCCGAAGCGCGGGTACTGCCAGTTCTGTCCGGCGAACCCGCCCTGCTTCTGCTCTGCTGCGGCCTCACCGATGGCGTTGCGGAAGCGGTTGAGATGGTACGTCGCCAGCGTGGGATTGCTGTACGGCTTTGCCGGATGCCCATACAGGCGCCCGAGGACGCCGTCGAGCAGGGCATCATAGTGCTTCGCATAGGCGAAGTCAGGCAGCGTGGTGAAGGTCTCCGTCGGGATGAGGATCGCGCGGATGCGAACCTCGTCATCGTACTGCTCCGGCGTCGGCCAGATCTCGATGGTGTTCAGTCCCGTGGGGAACCAGATGGTGGGGGTGCCGTCTCCGCGATCGCCGAGCGGACGTTCCGTCTTGGCCGTCAGCGGAATCCCGTTCACTTCCACCGACGTGACCTGAATCACCTCGCCCTCGTCGGCCTCGGGCAGCACGGTGTACTGGTAGTCCCCGTCGGCAAAGAAGGTGCTTTCGATCACCTCGCGCCATGCGCCGGACTGCCGATAGAACTCCCGTGCGGTGTTCTGGAACTCGCGCTTCGCGACCGCCCGGACGATGCCGGGAGTGCGAGGGAGGATGTCCTTGAGCCAGATTGCGATCGAGGCGCTCATAGACCCATGACCTGCGTCTTGAACTGGGTGAGCAACATGCCCGCCCTACCGTCCTGCGTGAACTCGTCGTCGAGAACTTCCGACCACGAGACGAGGAAGCTCACCACAGGGAGGTAGAACTGCATCGGGAGGGGGAACGTGGTGCTGAGGTCAACCGTTGCGACCTCGGGGACGACGATGTCGTCCGTGGAGAAAGTCGTCCAGAACGCATCCGGTCGGATGCGGCCAAGCTCCTGCAGAGCGCGGTTCAGAATGTTGAGGAGGGTCGCATCGGAGTAGCGATACCCGTCCGAATCAGTGTCCTGAAGGATCTCACGCGCTTCGTCGATTGCAGTCTGGTACGTCTTGGCCACTGGCTGCTCCTGAAAAGCCCCCGGCAGATGTTACTCCACCGGGGGGCTGGTCCACTACAGACCGCTCAGGGATCAGCCCTTCGCGACCACCGCGCGACCGAACGCAGCCGTGTTCACCAGCTTGCGACCGTAGACCTGCAGGCCACGGACCAGCGTGGAGAAGCTCGACTCCGACCGCAGCGTCTCCATCTTCGTGAACTGGGCGGCGAACGTCAGAGCGGCGTTCGTGCCGAAGAACACATAGGTCTGGGAGCTGTAGCCGTCAGCCGTCGGCAGCAGGTTCGACATGTAGATCGTGAAACGGTCGATCATGCCGAGCCGCCCGTTGCGCAGGATCGAGGTGCCGTCACCCGAGATCGAGGCGTCCTTCAGGTCGGACTTCTTGATCATCGCGGCCATCCACGCCGGGATCACCAGCCAACGCCCCGTCTCCGGGATGTTGTTCTCGTCGAGGACCTGACCGAAATCGACGATGGCGTCGGTGATCAGTCGCTCGTTCGAGGCGTCGGTGCCAGCGCCCGTACCGGCGGCAACCTTGCCGAGGTACAGCGGGTTGCCCGGAAGGCCCAGACGGATGTCGCCCGACAGGACGCCGCCCGTGTTGCCGAACATGCCCGTCGCCAGCGTCTCGGTTTCGAGGTACGTCAGCACCTCGGTGTCGATCGCGATCTTCATCTGCTCAGCCGCGTCCTCCGCCCAGATGCTGAGCATGTCGAGGTCGGCCTGCACCTCCATCACGTCGTCGAGGGCGAGGTTGAAGTACTTGCCCTTGTCGATCGTGAGTTCCACGAGGTTGCTCGACGGACGCTGAATGGTCAGCGCCTGATTCGCCTCGTAGTCGGCGATGCTAATCGTCGGGCGCGTGCGGATCTTCACCGTGTCGCCCTGATTGCGGATCTCGCCTTCGTAGTCCGTGTTCGCGATCGCACCGAGGACGGTGGCCGCGTAGAACTTCTCGACGAGCTTGCCGCTCCACAGGGTCGGGATGAAAATGCCCGCGTACGCCGGGGAGGGATTCGAACCGCTGTAGGCGGTGCCGATAGGATATGCCATGACGCTCTACTCCTTTGGAGTGTGAATTGGAAACTGGTCAGCGAACCCGGCCTTCTCTCGCGGCGGCGATGATGTCCTGCTCCAGTTCCCGGCGACGTGCCTGACCATCGGTGGTCCGGTACTTGCCAGCGGTGCAGTCGTCGTAGAACCGCTTGATCTCGGCCTGCGTCCAAATCCGCTTTCCGGCTCCTTCCTGAGCGCCAGTCGTCCCGGCCTTGGGGGTGCCGGGAGCCACAAACTCGTCCAGCTTCCGCTGTGATCCCTGCTGCGTGGCAGCGGGAGCAGCGGCAGCGGGCGGCGTAACGACTGCGTGTTCGTTCCGATAGCCCTTGAAGAAAGCCACAATGCGCGGTACATCGAAGCCCTCATACGCCTGCCGTAGCAGGTCCCCGCGAGCCACGCCCGAGTACGGGTCAGGCTGCGCCAGCCAATCCAGAAAGCCCGGATCGTTGTTCTGCTGACGCCACCCTGCGATCTGCTGATCGAGGGTCGCGAGAAGCCTTTCGTGGTCACTCTGTACGGACCGCTCGACCACCTTGGTGGCCGTCTGCCGCACTTCGGCGACCTGCTGCTGGACCGGCTGGAGCCTCTGGTCAACGGCGGGCAGGATTGCCTCCTGCGCCACTCGCTTGATGAAGTCCGTCAGGTCCTCGCCGAACTCCTTCACTTCCTCGTCTTTGACCAACTTGACCGGAGCCGCAGGCGTGGGACTCTGGCCACCGGGTGCAGCGACCCGGCCTTGGGCAAGCGCGGAGAGCATCCCTTGGGTCGCAGTGAGTTGCGACTTGAGCTGCTCCAACGTGGAGTTCTGCTCCTGCACTTGGCGCTGCAGACGCGGAACTTCCGCGTTGTACTTGCCCTGCAGCACCCTGTATTTTTGCTCCCACCCCTCAGCAGCCGGGGAGGGCGGAGTCGCCGATCCTGCAGGCTGGCCACCGTCGGCGGGCGGCTGACCAGCATCGGGGGCGGCAGCGGCGGGCGTGGTGCCCGGATCGGAGGCCGGAGGCTGTCCCTCCGGGGGCGGGGTCGGCTGGAGCCGCTCCTTGGCGAGCTGCTCGGCCAAACGATTCGCTTCTTCGACCTGCTTCTGCACTGCCTTGGGGAGCGCACTCATGGCGTGTTCCTCTATTTACCCGAGATCTTCGTCAAGCTCGCGGGAGCTGACTCGTAGAACTCCCTGAGCGTGCGGAGAGCTTCGATCGCCCCCTGCGTTCGGTGAACGGTGACGGAATCCGTCGCCTTCACCAGTCGCTCCGTGAGTTCCCGCTCGTATTCCCGCGAGACCTCTTGGTGCCTCTCGAAGTCAACGCTTCCGCGCAGCCTCGACAGACTCTCAAGCTGCTGGTTGGTCGGCTTCAGGCCAACCCCCATCGCTTGTTCCGTGCCCGCACGTCTGCATGCTCCTCGTGGGTCCGAACGTAGTCGGACTTCGAGTAGTTGCGCGTCGGACGATCAGCAGTCGCCTTGTGGCCGAGCGCCACCTCGCGCACGCCGTCGAGACGCGACAGCGAGAGCGACTTGAGCTGCTTCGAACCCTTCGACTGCTTCATGGTTACTTCCCGCCGCCCGCCGAACGGTTGATCGGCAGGTCGCGATTGCCCTTGGTCTCGCCGACGAACTTGCCGCCGCCAGCGCCCTTCGAATGGGACTCGCCGCTGCCGCCACCGCCCGCCGAGCGGTTGGTGTTCAGGTCGCGGTTGCCCTTCGTGTCACCGAGAAACTTACCTTGCATGTGCTTACTCCTCACACGGTGGCCAAAGTGTATATCACACTCCAAGGCCGAGTCTATACCACAGGCGACGGACAAATCCACCACCCGATCCAGTGATCCACTGCACAACAGCGTTGCCGCCGAACACCACCCCCCCGTCGGTCTGTTCCGAGTAGGTGTGGGAGACCGCTGCCTCGCCTCCGAACAGCAGCCCGCCGCTGACGGCTTCTGCGAACGTGTTGGATAGGGCCGCGACGCCGCTGAAGCTGATGCCGCCGCTGGTCGTCTCGGTCCACCCGGCGAAGTCGCCTGTCGGCGGAGGGAAGTACCGCCCCGCGAAGTACCGCTTCGGGAAATACCGTGCGGCGTACATTACTGGTCAAGGTCGAGGACAATCGCCGAGCGGTTGCCGTCACCGTCCACCGTCGCCACGATGATGTCGTGCAGATCAGAGACGTCTCGCACCGTGACAGTCGTACCCGCCGCGCCTGAAAGCTTACCCGCCGCGCCCGCCGCTGCCAGTCGCAGCAGGTCCTCCGCCGTGAAGCCCGCTTCGAGTAGCGCAGACCATACAGCCTGCCCAACATTCGCCGTAGACAAGCCGGTTCCGGTCACGATGAGACCCGCGTCCAACTCACCAATGCCGGTCAGAACAGACGCATCGAGCGTACCGTCGCCTGCCAGCGCGGCGAGCATCGCTCCGAACCCTTCAAGGTCCGCATCCGTCACGCCGCCTGAGCCGGTCAGGTTCGCCACTGCCGCGAGGAACGCCTGCAGGTTCGCCGCCGAGATCGTCCCGCTGCCGGTGATAGCGGCGATGAGCTGGACTACCAGACTGCCGACGGCAGTCAGGGTACCGTCGCCGGTCAGGGCCGCTTCTGCGAGCTTCACCGCCCAGCGATCGGCGTCGGTGATCCCACCCTCGCCCGTGAGCGTATTCCGTGCCGCCAAGGCCCCCGCCTGCTGCGGCATGATCCACGCATTCGGGTGCCGGTTGCCCGACGGAACGGCGACCAGCTCACTCGTAATGCCTTCTCCAGCAGTGATGTTGCGCATCGCCGCCGTGCGGGCGTAGTTCTGCCGCGTAACCGACGGATAGGCGTTGTTCGACGCCGTCGCCCCGAAGGTCTGAAACGCCCCCAGAGTGTCGCGAAAGTTATTCGCGAGCAGACCCATCAGCTACCGCCGTACCCGTAGTCGAAGTCCACGTTGACCGTGCCCGCCGAAGTCGTCGCGCCAGTCTGGAACAGCAGGAACTGGATGTTCGCACCGTCGGGGATCTTGCGCAGAGAGGGCAGGGCATTGACGAAGTCGACCTTGTTGTACAGGCCGGTCGCCGGAACGGGGATCGTCCACAGCGGCTTGCAGAGGCCGACAATGACCGTTCCAGAGGCGTGTGCCGTACCCGCCCACACCAGCGACACGAGGTCACTGATGCCGGTGTCGCCCGCCGCGAGCGGGAGGAACGGGTTGTACTTGTTCGCCGCCGCGCCCGTATTGAGCAGTGCGCCGACAGGGAGCGAGGCCGTCGAAGTGAACGTCGTAGTCGCGCCCGCCGCACCATCCGTGTCGAGGTAGTTGAGGATGCAGGTCGGAGCGTTGGCACCGAGTGCAGTGTCCGCCGCAACGAATGCGCGCAGCCCCTGCCCGTTCGGGTAGCGATCACCCTTGCCGCCGCCAGAGCCGATGGCGGTCATGGTGATGGTCTTAGTGCCGGTGGTCGAGACGTTAGTGCCGGACAGCGGGACGAACCCCACAAGGTCGATCGCCATCAGGTACCACGGCGCACCGGCTGCAGCGACACACGCAGCGCCCGCCGACAGAAAGTGTTTGGTAGCAGGGGATACGTCGCCCCCGGTGTAGATCGTGCCCTCACTCCAAGTGTCATCGGTGGGGACGTAGGTCAGGTCCGACCCCGTGAACACTGCCGCAGGCGGATAGCCCGCATGGCCGGCGAGAAGAGTCCAAGTGCCGGCCACCTGTGCAGCAGCAAGGGTTTTGGTCGTCACGACCGTGTCGCCCTTACCGTTGACGGTGAGCTGGGTGATCAGGTCGTCTTGTGAAGTAAAGCCCATATGTACCTCAATTCCAGTAAGTTTCGATGATGCCCGCGAGGATGGAAGTGGCGAGCGACCCTGCGTATCCGGCGGCGAGCAGCCCCAGTACCGCGCCATCGACAATGCGGGGCGCACCAGCGGCGTGAATGACCGACTGGAACTCCGCACACGATCCGTAAGACTCCAAGTTACCAGAAGTCGTACGACGGCACTCCTGCGCGAGGAAATGCTTGAGCAGCGGCTTGACGATGACGAGCGCCATCAGTCCACCGCCTGCCGCCGTGAACGTCACGGACTCGATCGATCGAACGCCCGAGTCACCTGCCTGCAGGTAGACGAATGGACTGTAGGAAGCACCCGCACCACTGGCTCCGACCACCTGCCCGCCGCCAGCGACCACGAACGTGTAGGTATTCTGCGACACCCGGCCAGCGACACCGTCCTGATTGGTGTACGTCATCGTGAACTGCCCGACCGCCGACGACGCGGACTGCGCCACGCACACGACCTGCCCTGCACTGTAGCGGGGGAGCGTCAGCGTGTTGTCGAGATCTTGCTGCTCGCCGACCGCATCCGTGTCGATGAACGGGTAGTACATCAGGTAGTCGCACAGTGCCAGCTGCTGCCGACCGTTCGCCGTGGACGCGGCAGCGTTCGCAGCCGACATCACCCGTAGGTTGTTCAGGTGCTGCGTAGCGGGAGCCACCGCCGGCAGGTAGATACCGCGCGACGGATCCAGCGCCGCCGCGACAAGCGGAGTCGAGGCGTAGAAGTTGGCCGGGGGAGACCCTGCGAAGTAGCTGTAGTCCAGCCACCCATTCGTCACCGAAGCAGCAGACGCGACAGCTTTACGGAACGAGGTCGTCCACGTTTGTCCTGCGTCGTCCGCCGCAGGAATCTCGCTGATCGCGCCGAAACCCATTACACACACCGCCCCGTCAGGGCAGCGGCCACCTGCCAGTACTTGACCTTGGCGCTGTCCTTCCAGTTCAGCCCGCCCTCGCCAGCGGCGATCGCCTTGCGCGGAGCGTAGATCTGCGCATTGCACCCGCAGGGGCGTTCGATGACCGGCTCTGCGCCCTCCACTGCCGTGACCTTCACTGCTCGGAGACACTCCGAACAGTAGTACAGCGGAGGACCCACCTTGTCCCAGAGGACCTTCTCGATCCCACTGCGCTGGTCGTTCACGACTCAGTCACCGTCAGTGCGCCCGCAGCGAACTGCGGAGTGATGCCCGACGACACGATGAGCGAAGAATTCAACGCGCCGTAGTGCCATACGGGGGTCGCGCCGGAGACAGTCGTCCCGGTCGAGACGTGCGTCAGGGTCGCGCCGGTCACGCCGCATTGCGGGAACGAAATCGTCGCCGCGTTCGCCGTAGCCCCGCCTGAAGCGGCATCCCACCCAGTCGAGCGAGCAACCGCCTGACGGGCGTAGTTGGTGTAGGCCGTTTCGTTCTCAGCCTGCGAATTCGTCGCAGGAGTGAGATCAGCGGTGTGCAGCCCGACGTAGGTGTTGGTAAGCGGGGACGCGGCAGCGTTATCCGCCACGTTCGCCCACGCCGTCGCCCGATACATCAGGTTGACGAGGGAATTGCAGGTCGCCGTACTCTTGGGCATCTGAGGCTCCTTAATCAGCCGTAATCTGGGGGGTCAGGCGAAGTGCATCGCCGGGGTTAGCCGGCGTGCGCGCGGTCGCGAACCTGTCGGAGAATATCAAATCCCCCGTGACCGCCCGGACCACGAAATATCCGTAGATCGAGGCGCTGCCAGTGAGCGGCCCCGTGAAATCCCACTGCTGCTGCGCATAAGCCGCGCTGGACGGCGCACCGGGGGTGACGGTCCATGAGGCCCCCGTCAATTCAATGTCCCCGTAGCCGCCGCCTGCGGCTTCCGTATAGCTCCCGGCAACATCCGTCTCGGCAGGCGTGATGTTGTTGGTGAACAGCTTGTAGACGAGGTTCTCGGTCAGCCCGTCCTTGTTGACGAGATACCGAAGCGCCTGAGCTTCGCCATTGTTGCAGAACAGGATGGTCATGTCATTCGACCGCGTAGCCGAGGTTCACGGCCTGTCCCTTGGACGGACGTCGGTCCTGCGGAATCTCGGCGTGCTTGGCCTGCCGTACTGCCGAAGCAGGCACGTCAAGCTCGATCTCGTTCTCCCCAGACACGGGGTGAACAAGCATGACACGAGCCATCCCCTCGGGCGACAGTGCGGTGAGGATGCCCCGCTTGGCGGACGGCCCGCGCAGGGACACCCACATGCCCCGGCGCAGCGAGTGCAGCGCACCTTGGGTCTTGTCGAACGTCGAGATCGCCAGCGGATGGTCCGGCAGCGGCTCGCGCTTGAACGGATTCTTGAACCAGCCCATCAGAACAGCCCTACCATGTTCGTAGCGTCCGTTCCGGTAGAGCGGACGTACCTACACTCTACCGGCACCAGCCCGCCATCGGGGACGACAAAGGTAACGAACTGCGACGTATCGCCGCCGATCGGGACAACCGATACGGTGCCCCCAGTACCGACGTAGATCGTCATCGCCCGCAAGTTCCCTTCATAATCACGCAACGGCTCCGAATCGCTCGGCGTGATTGCCTTGGCGAGCGACGGGAACCCAGTGACGATGGTGGGAGTGCGGGTCCGCATCAGGGATCCAGCATCTCTTTACGCTTGGCAACCACGTTGCCAAACTCAGCCGCTGCGTTGCCCACGTTGATCTTGCGCGGCTCCTTCTTGGCCACCTTCGGCTCCTTCTTGGGCCGATAGCTGTAGCCGTCGCCGACACCGAAATTGGACGCAACCGCCTTCATGAAGGTCGGCTTGCCGCCGTACTCGCGCTCCAGCACCTTTCCGCCGTCCGAGAACTTCCGCGTCTTGCACCCCATCTCAGCCTCCTGCAGGCGTTCCGCCGCCCGCTTGTCCGTTGCCCGCGAACATCTGTTCCGAGCCTTGTTCCTTCCGCTGCTGCTCGGGGCCAGCACGCTGGTCCTTCGGCGCAGGCGTCTGTCCGGGCGGAGCTGAACCTTGCGGTGCGCCGCCGGGAGGGGCCGCGCCGGGGATCGCCCCCGGAGCGCCCATACCCATCATCTGCTGCAGGTCGTCGTCGCTCGGCACCACACGCTCGTGATCGAGGCCGAGGTTGTTCGCCACCGAGCGGAGGACGTTGGCGCGACCGGGGATGCCGATGATGTTGAGGTCCACCGGGTTGCCCGTGAGCTGCAGGAATTCGAGCTGCCGCATTCGATCCTGCTCGCGCTTCTGGGCGTAGTTCACGCCCTTGACGACGATCTGCTCGTCGCCCTTGAACATCGTCGGGTTGGTCAGCATGACCATGTCGAACAGGTCCGTGAGCAGCGGCTCCATCACGTCGCGATCCACGGTGGCGGCGACGTTCTGCAGAGTTTTCGCAGCGTTGCCCATGAGCATGGCCAAGCCGGAAGCAGTCCGACCTGCGCCGCCAACCTTCTCGTTACCCATCATGTAACGAGGGATCGAGCTGACATCGTCCGCGAGCGCGTTGAACTTCTCGAACACGCCGAGCAGGACATCCGCGTTGGAGTTCGGCTGGTAGAAGTCGATCGGCTTCGCCGCGCCCGTGATCATCGGGTCGAACTTGACGTGCCACCGCTTCCACGGATAGAGGTCGTCGGTCTCGCCGACAACCAGTACCTGATCGTTGATCACCACCTGCGGACCAGAGGCGATCGACAGGTTGTTCACCAGTGAGCGTAGGGTGGCGTTCGTCACCTGCTGCACGTCGTCGAGGATGTCCGGCAGCCCCTCGCCCACCATCGCGCCGGGGACCTTCTCGTACGACGTGAGGTAGTACGGATGCCGCTGGCGCGGGTTCGGGTTGATCTGGGACTTGATGACGAAACGGTCGATGAGCCACGCGGTGACTCGGTATTCCTGCAGCGGGTCGGGAACGTCCTTCTGCTCCATTCCCCAGTCGAGCAGCGTACTGCCCTGCACCGAGCCGTGGAATTCCGCCGTGTCGATGAGGCCCTGCTGGAAGCGCGGCCACCGCTCGCGGTCCTCCATGCGGGCGCGCTCTGCGTCCGTCACGTCCCACCACTCGCGGAAGCCGGTGTCACCGAAGCGTTCCAGCACCTGATCAATCTGGTCGTCCCGGTAGCCGGGGAGGCCCTTGACGCCGAGCAGGTCGGCGCGCGTCAGGCGGATGCGCTCGACGAACTCCGACTCGTGCGGGCCGCTCGCGCCGGGGCTGAAGTACAGGTCGAACGGCGACACACGTCGCCAGAACATCTGCGGGATCTGTGAGAGCTGAGGCTGGCCGTTCACCCACTTGAGTCGGGAGACACGGCGGACCTCGGGTCCCTTGAGGCAGGCATAGGGGAAGATCGGCAGGTCGATCAGGAACTCCGCGAACGCCTCGTAGAAGTTGCCCTCGCGGAGCATGTCGTCCATCTTGTCGGTGGACCGCACCGCCTCGTCCTTGGCCTGCTTCTTCGCGGCCTTCTCAGCCTGCTGGCGGAGCTGGCGGCGGCGGGCGTCGATCATACCCTCGTCCGGCGGCTGCCCACCCATCTGCACCATCGCGACCACTTCGGTCAGCACGAGCTGGTCGATCGAGGCCGTGATGTCGTCGGGAACCGTCGGGACAGGAGTGGGGGCAATCTCCCACGGGCGTTCGCCGCCAAGGAACACGTCCCTGAGCAGCGCCGTGGCAGCGCGACACTTCGTGCCGGTCACTCGGGCGTAGACCTCGGAGCCGCCGAACTTGCGGATCTCCTGCAGCTTCGTCGGGTCGTACTGGCCCCGGTAGACCCGGAGCGCGTCGATCAGCCGCTGAGCAATGCCCTCGGTGTTGCGGAAATTCCGCATCTCCGTGAGGCGAGTACGGATGTGCGACGCGAGCTGCGTGGTGACGGCGTCGTCCGTGGTCTTGCGCGCAGCGGCCTCGGCTGCGAGCCGGTCCTGCGTCTGCAACTCCTGCGGGGAGACGACGCGCAGGAGGCCGCGACCGGGTGCCCCGGTATCGACCCCGCCGAGACCATTCGGTTGCATGGGGATTGCGGCCACGTCAGCTCCTCAGTTGCGTACCGAATAGTCTCGTGGTATGGCCGACGTGTGTCAAGCCGGGACCGCAGCCCACTCCGCCTTCGTGTCCCGAGTCCGCCGATCGACGTAGACCGGCATCGAGAACGTGATGCCATGCTCCGGATGGGTGATCCACAGTGCCTGCCGGGGCGACTCGAACTTGAAGTTGTTCGCCGCCGCGTACTCGTCGTACCCCTTGAGGCTTCCGTTCACGATCAGGGAATCGAGCTGGATGAGCTGGTGGAAGTGCCCCATCAGGATCGTGTCGTACCCGGCGTTGACCTGCGCCTGCCGGGACCGCTTCTTCACGTCGCCACGGGTGATCGGTCCGAGCGGGCCGATGATGCCGTCACCGCCCCGGAACTGGTCGCCGTGGGTCAGCATGTAGCGGTGGTGGTACAGCTTGTAGAGGGCGTCCGGGCCGTCCGGGATCAGGAAGCTGATCTTGTCGCTCTGCAGGTTGCGCCGCAGAAGCTGGTACAGCAGCCAGTCCCAGTTCGAGTGGTTGCGCCGCTTGGCGCGCGGCTTATGCGTCATACGCCCGTGGTTGCCGGTGACGCCGACGACGAACACGTTCCCGAACTGCTTCTGGAGGTCGGTGATGACCTTGGTCAGCACCCCGAGCAGGTCGAGCCACACGACGGAGGTCGGCTCCTCGTTGGTCTCCTTCAGCTCGTCGTGGATGTCGCCGGAGATCATGTCGCCGCCGAGGACGAGGCAGATACCGGGGTAGCGTGAGGACGACAGGTGCTTCGTGAGCAGCTCGATCGTCACCGACAGCATGGTCTCGGCGCGCTTGTGAGCGATGTCGAGGTTGTACTCATTCACGCCGCCGATCTCGCTCGGTCGCACGACCTCACCCCAGTGCCAGTCGCTCGCGAAGAGCGTCGGGACACCGGTCAGGTCGGAAACCTTGGACGGCGGCTTGCACGTCCACTGCGGAACAGCCACCTCCTCGGAGGCCAACCCGAGGATCTTGTGCTTGACGATCGCGTCGGTGAGGATCTGTTCCTCCAGCGAGCGGATCTTCTCGTTCGCGGCGGCGAGCTTGACGGTCGCGTCGTGCGCCTTCCGGAACTCCTCGACACCTCTGCCCTTGGTCATGATGCGTACTCCCGGAGCTTGTTGGCGAGCTTCACCGTGCCGCACCACACGCGCTTGGCGTTGCGGTTGTCGGCCTTGGCCTCTAGCCAATGTTCGGCGAAGTTGTCGCGGAACAGCGCGAAGTCGGTGTTCGAGACTCCAGCGCGCTTGATGAAGTCTGCCTCGTACTCCCACGCATCGCCGAGTTCGGCGAGCGCGGCCTTGATTTTCCGAGGGATCTTGAAGTTCTTGTCGTGAAGCTGACGGAACGCTTCGATGTCTTTACCTGCGGGCTTTGCCACGGGGCGGCTCCTTGTTGAGTGACTCATGGACGATTCGACCTCCGGTGTATGAGTCGATCCGAGCGGCGACGCGCACGGCTTCGATCGCAGACTTTCCACAGTGCATTGCAGCGAGAGCGGCCATCGAGCCGCTCCCAACTGCATAGAACTCCTCTTCGATCAGTTCGCCTCTGCAGTACACGTCGTACTCGTAGAGGCCGTGCGGCGTGAGGACGAGACAAAGAAAGTCTCCGCCGAGGTGAAGGAATAGGTCCGGCACAGGCTTGCCACTGCCATACCAATCGACGAACACCATGCCGGGTGAGGATTCGCCAGCGGTCGCGATGATCACGTCGTGCGCCTTCTTGCCTTCACCCACACGCTTGCGGAAAAGTTTCCTGCAGGTGTGCTTGCGTGCGCCGCTCCCATGATCCACAGTGAGCCGGGAGTCGGCTGCGAGGATCCCATCCCGGTAAGCGATCGTCGTCATCGGGTTTCCTTGCGAAAGATGGGCTATCTTGTTGTAGTATAGGCCAAATTCTGCAGGAGTTTGCAATGGCTCGCCCTACGGCGAATACCGAAGTCGTGTTTCCGGGGACGGAAACCTCCCTCCCGCTCGACTCGCTGAAGGCCACGATCGCGATGGAACTGGCCGCTGGCCTGACCAACGCAGAAGGCGTTCGCGAGCGATACGGCATTTCTGAAGCGCAGTGGGCAATCCTTCGACGGACGCCCCTGTTTCGCAACATGCTCAAGGAAGCCATCGAGAAGCTCGGTGGCGACACGAATGCCGGAGCGCGGATTAAGTTAAAGGCGGATGTCCTGCTGGAGGACAACCTCGGCGTACTCGACGAGATCGCCAACGACCGGGACGCCCAATCGCAGGCCCGCATCGAGGCCGTCAAGACGATGGCGCAGCTCGCCGGTCGAACTCAGAAGGAAGCCACGCAGGGCGGCGGGGCCGGAGCGTTCAACCTGCAGATCGTCATCGGCGAGCAGGCCGTGAACGTCACCGGGACGCCTTCCCGGCCTCCGCTAGAGCATCAGTCGGATGAATAGCCCTGTCCTGCGCTACAACGCGCCTCCGACCGTTTCCCGGTTCATGCTGGACAACCATCAGGTCCGGCTCCTGCTCGGCCCCTACGGCTCAGGAAAGACCACCGGGTGCATCATGGAGCTGGCCAAGCGAATGCTGGAGGAACACCCGGACGCGACCGGCGTCCGCCGCACCCGCTTCGTGATCGTCCGCAACACCGCGCAGCAGCTTCGCCAGACGATTCTGGAGGACATCCGGAAGTGGCTGCAGCCGGTCATGCAGTACAAGGTCACGGACTCGACGGTGGTGTTCGACTTCGTTCACCCCACGCAGGGGAAAATCCACAGCGAGTGGATGCTCATCCCCCTCGACAAGCCCGAGGACCAGCAGCGCCTACTGTCGCTGAACATCACGGGCGGATGGGTGTCGGAGTACCGCGAGATTCCTATCTCGGTTGTGGAAGCCCTACTCGGTCGCGTAGGTCGCTTCCGCCCGCTTGGCGTCGCCAAGAACGCATGGTACGGGATCATCGGCGAGTCGAACCCGCCCGACGAGGACTCCGAGTGGTATATCAAGATGGAGGTGGACACCCCCAACAACTGGGCGGTGTTCAAGCAGCCGGGTGGCATGGAGCCGACGGCGGAGAACCGCGAGAACCTTCCGGACGGCTACTACGAGTCGCTGGTCGAGTCGAACACCGAGGACTGGGTCGATGTCCACGTCCACGCCAAGTACGGCAAAAGCCTCGCGGGGCAGGCGGTATTCCGCACCAGCTTCAAGCCGGACATCCACGTCACCTACTCGACGCTGCACGTCAACTCGCTGAAGCCGATGATGATCGCGCAGGACTTCGGGCGCACGCCCGCCTGCCTGTTCTGTCAGGTGGATGCGATCGGCAGGCTGGTGATCTACCGCGAGGCCATCTCGAACGGCATGGGCATCGAGCAGTTCGCGACGACGCTCATTCGCCCGCTGGTCACGGAACACTACCCCGGTGCGAAGATCTTCATGATCGCCGACCCGGCGGGACGCCAGAAGTCACAGGTGGGCGAAGAGTCGCCCTTTGACGCGCTGAAGCGCCTCGGGTTCCGCGTCTACCCCGCGCCGACCAACGACCTCGACCCGCGCATCCGCGCCGCCGAGCAGATGCTGCTCAGGCGCGACGGGGTGCTGATCGACGGGAACAACTGTCCGCTGCTGGTGCAGGCTCTGAAGTCGTACTACCGCTACAAGCGGTCAAAGCAGACGAAGGAGCTTGACGACAAGCCGGAAAAGACGCACCCGTGGTCCGACCTTGGCGACTGTTTCCAGTACGCCGCACTTGGTGCCACGGGCGACTACACCGCACAGGTGATCGCCGACTCTACGCCGCGTCCGAGGGGACCCCGTCCGTCGGTTGCGAGCTGGACTTAACCCACTTGGCGTTGATCACGCCATCGCAATTCCAGCATCGAATCGTGCCGTCGAAGTGAAGTGAGAACTCGTCCCCATCGCACTCGCAGCACTCCATCCTTCGAGGGACGCGCTCGATGCGGATTACGTCTGCCGTCATCTCCAATGCTCCTTGATCCACGGGCACAGCTTCTGTGCGAACGGGGACCAAGGATCGACCTGACCTTCGAAGAAGATGACCCGTGCCCCCTTCGGCATCCTGCCGCCGTTGGGCTTCACATGCAAGCGGAAAGAGAACACTCCGTCCTCCTTCGTCCACCGCTTCTCGTGCGGGCCGAGCTTGTAGCTGATCCACGCCTGATCCGACCCGTCGAAGCCCGCCCTGCGCGCGTCGCGCGGGCTGTTGTCAGGGTCGAAGTCGTCGTACACTTGGCGTCTCGCGCCAGCGGTCATGAGCTGCATCGAGCCGTTGTACGGTGTCCTGCGGAGCGTCTCCCCCCAGATCATGAAATCCTCGGGGCGGTCCCAGACAGGCGTCACGTCATCGACCAGTACCACATCGAGGTCAATGCTCACGAAGCGTTCCCCGATGTAGTCGCGAGCGTGGTCGCCGTACATCCACAGGCGACGGTAGCAGGCAGGGTTCAGCCCGCCATGAGGTGAAGAAAGGTGCGCGAACTGCTCGATCTCCGCCAGCGGGATGATGCGGACCTCGGAGCTGATGTGCTTCGGGTTGTCGGTGATACACACCAGCTCGAACGGCTTGTGGTAGTTTCGCCCGATCATGTTGAGCAGGTTGTTGACCTGCAGGTGAGTAAACGCCGAGCGATAGCCGACGGGCGGTGCCCACTTCCAGCAGACGACTTTCAGGTCAGTCACGCTTCACCTTTGCGGTGTTCGTCTTAGGGTTGTAGCTGTAGTCGGACGGCTTCCGCCCATCTTTCTTGGCGGCGCGGTCCTTCGCGCGCTCGGCAGCAGTCATGCTGTCGCGCTTCTTGCCTTCAGCAGTCAGCGACCCGTCATCGTTCATGTGCCCACGCTTTTTGAGCAGTGCGATAGCCATGCTCTTGGATCCAGTCTGGGCAGTGAGCCGCTTGACGAGGCTCTTCCTCCCCATGTGCTTCTGGGTCTCGCTCATACGTCCTCCTTCAGATCGACTTCCTCCCAACCGAATCGGATAGGGTTCTTCGATCGTTCGTCGCCCGTGCGTCGCTTGTGGTCGAAGATCCGCCGGTACTTGTCGCCGAACTCGCCAACCTTGCGCGGCAGATCGGTGTTCGCGTCCGGAACGACATCACGCTCCACGCCGTACAGGAGGATGTCCTCGTGGTGCTGGCGCGGAGCGAGGTTGTGGAGCTGGCGGAGGAACGGGCCGTCGCCACCGTAGGTCCCGCAGTAGTCCTCATCGTAGCCGTTCACCGCCCAGTAGATCGAGTGCTTCACCATGAAGGTGTTGCAGTGGTACTTGCGCCGGGTGCAATCCGGCAGGAAGGTCCGCTCGAACGTGTGATACCGCGCAGGATCAAGCTGCCGCCGGAACAGGTCATTCGCCACTTCGGGAGTGAGCAGAATGTCCATGTCCGACATGAACAGCCAGGAGTTCTCCTCGCGCTTGCAAGCCTTCAGCGCACCGAGGTTCCGCGCACCGTGCTGGTTCCACGGGATGTCCTCCGTCACGCGGTAGAGCTTCTTCGGAATCTTGCACTCGCGGAAGATCGGCTCCGCCGGGTACTTCTGGCTCCCGTCATCGACAAGGATGACGCGCAACGCGCCACGCAACTCGCCCGCGTAGCGGTTCCAGTTCTCGACCTGCCGCTCCAACATCTTCGGGTTCTCGTAGTACGGATAGATCATCCGCAC